CTGAATGCATTCGTCATATACGTACAGATCATTCCAGACGAGAGTGATGTCATCAGACGGCAAATAGCTGGTTTCGGTCTTGAGTCGTACTTTGAACGTTTCTGCTGAAACATTCTCTCCGACGATATTTTCAAGAGCCATCTTCAAGCCAGAAAGTACTGCAATGCGCTCATTTGCAATAGCATCGCCTGGATTTTGTTCGTCGACCATATACCAATCTTCAAGTAACTTGTCGACTTCTTCTTCAAGTACTTTACGTGCGCGTTCAGTGAAATGTTGACGGAGAGCATACTTCAGTAAATTTGTTGTCATATTAGTTACCAACCTTTCGTCGCTGAGAGCGACTGTAATTTATTCTGAGCCTTATTTAGCTCAATAATATTATATCATATTTTAATGCAGATGTATTCAGCATTGGAAAATTTATTTTCCAACTGCATTGACGCGGCCACAGTCAGTCAGTGACGTATCTACTAGTATGCAGCCATAGTCAGTTTGCACAACACCACGCTGTTTAGTTGGCTCAGCCCAATTGCGCTGATGCTGAATAAAAGCCGCGGACACCACCAACATGTGCAGTACTGCGCCAACAGCTAAAGAAACACCGCAGTCAGTTGACTGCGGTGTTTCGTTGTTTACCAATCTTTGATTGTTCTCTCCAGCAGTGAATCAACAGCATCCCAAACTTCAGCGTAGAATGGCAGCTTAACGGTATGGCCTGCAATTGTCAGTGTGTATTCTTCCTCGTAGTACCTCTCGACACCAGCAATCGTGCTATGCCAACGTTGAAACTCTTTGATAGCCTCCAACTTCTTGTCACTATCCGTGAGCTGCTCATAGTCGGGATACACAATTATATCACATCCGTTAGTTTGAATCAAGCTGCCATGTTCGTTTTCACAATATGTGAGGTAATCAGCAGTAACTTTTTCCTGTAGTGAATCGCTGAGTAAATAATACGGTAGTTGACGTGTAATGCCAAAATGTCTGCAATCATCCACTGTGTATTCATTCAAGCAGTATCTGTACAGCTCAAAGTATTTTTCATAGCCTGTGACTCTTCCCCAGTCAACATTCTCAATCACCAACTCATCGTAGTCGTCAATATCAAGTTCATTGCTGATGTAATCAACTACAGATAACGTACAGCCTTCTTCATTTGTGAGTGCATATACAACTCTTTTTTCATCTGGAAGCCATACTTCGTGAATACCAACCATACAGTTGCCACCGGTATTTAAGTATCTGTAGTTTAGCACACGGAACTCAATCGCATTGAGTCCGTCAGCAACATCGTCAACCCACTGGCTGATTGCCAACTCATCGATACTTTTGTCAAACGGATAACTCTCGACGAAGCCAGGCAGGTTGTTAACTGTGGTTTTGTCATTTGTCTCATAGCTATCAATTGCAAGGAGTAATGCATTGTAGCTATCTCTGAAGTCGTTCATCGCGCTGAGCAGATTCTTTTCGTTTTTAGTCATTGAATATCACCTCAAATTATATTTAGCCTTATTTGGCTTAATTATATTATATCACATTTCCATGCGGAATTGTTCAGTTTTGGAAAATATATTTCCTTACTGCAAATGCGGCCACGGTCAGCCTGAGATGTATCTACTAGTATGCGGACATAGTCAGTCTATACAGTACTATATAAAAGTGGTCATGGTCATACTATACAGTGATAACATAAAAGTCACATGCAGACCACACAGTAGTGGCATAAAAGGTTCTATACCGCCTGCGTGGCACCGCCATTGTGCTGCCTCAAATAATCTATACTGTCACTGCATAAAAGTCATTGGTCCGTACTGTGCCACCTCCACTCGTGGTAAAAAATAATTTTTCAAATGCTGAATACATTTGCGTCTTTTTATATTATAATATATATAAAGATAAGAACTGAGTACAGCTACAACGTGGTTAGGCTCAGTCGCTGAAAGGAGGCAACAAAATGAAAGCTAGCTACAGTACTAAGGAGCTGACGCAATATGGTGGAATGGCACTGCTAGAAGCCTACATCATGCTGGAGTTAGACTGCAGTGAAGATGAAGCTGCGGACATCGCTTACAACATTTATCAGTCGGTTGACCGCTTGATTAGAGAGGCTGAGTGACAACTATCGCACCTTGAAAACTGAATATAACCAAACAGTGATTGTTCACCTGATGGGTATCAATCATTGGTACCTATCCGGTGGGAAACCACAATAATTAGCTGGCCACTGCATAGTGTGGCAAACTGAAAGGAGACTATTATGTCTATCAATGAACTGTTTGGAACCAACGAAGCTATCACCACTACCAACCGCGGCCTGCCTGGCACTGCAGAGCTCACAGCAATCGCATCCGCAGCGGCCCATCGCATCGTCAAAGAGATGGAAGCTGACATCGAGAGCTACAAGCCTCGCATTCAGAAGTCCACCTTGGACTCTTCTGAGCTGGATGCAATCATCAATGAATTCAAGCCACTGTACGAGATCAGTGAAGATCACGTGCTGCGCAACCTCGACGATGAGCAGGTTGAGAGTATGCTGAAGAGTCAGCAGTCCAAGCGCTCCCGTACCAAGTCCAAGATCATGACGCTCGACAACTATGTGACTCTGTTGACGGCTGCCATCGCTGAGGATATCCTGCGGGAAATCTACAATAAGCCTAAGTCTGCTGGAGGCTTCCAGAGATCTACAGGCTCTGTAGATTACACCATCGAACAGCTGGAGGCACTGAGCTTGGATCAGGAAGCCCTCCGCCGTGAGATCCGCAACATTCAGTCCAAGAAGTCCATTATGAAGTCTAAGGCTGATTTCAATGAAGCGGATCCTCGCTGGATGGCTCTGCTGAAGGCTGAGCAACAGCTGAAGGATATGCGCGTTGGTGGCCGATCCAGCGGCGCAATCGTTGAGGTTGATAAGACCAAGGATGCGCTTAGCGAGCTGTTGGCTGGTACTGACATCAGCAAGCTCAAGTCTGCTGACGCTCACGCCCTGCTGGAGCGCATCGCTGCTATGGCCAATGGTTCTGAACCCGTGGATGAAGTCACTGCTGAGGAAGTCCAATAATGAAAGGAGCTGAGGGACCTACAGTGGTAGGTCCCTCAACAATATACCTATGAAGCGAATCAAATCGACAGTTAACTACACTGTACCTCATTGGAATTTCTGCAATAGTGACAACCTCACAGTGACTGGTGAAATGACGAATCAAACATGCAAGTTTTGCATAAATGATAAAGCTGGCGTACACTGCTTGTTGTATGAGAAGTCATTAGCTACAAAGGATGGTCTTATCTACAAAGTACGTGAATGCTGTAAGGCAACAGCTGGTTTTGAGTCCATCATTGACCCGCCGCAGCAACCCGTCGCCCCAGCGATACCACCGAAAGAGCTGATGAAGCAGACACTCGTGACCTACAAGAAGCTGGTTAATGATCTTGTAGCTCAGGGCTACCCGCGATCAATGGCTGAACAAGCCGCTGAGAAATCTATGTTGAAATAACCGCAGCGCCACCGCGCTGCGGTTTTCTTTTTGCCTGGGCGGCGGCCACAGTCGGACTGTGCAGTGCTATCTACTAGTTCGTGGACATAGCCGGTTCGAGCAACGCCGCGGCGATTGGTTCAGGAAGCTATGTCACCACTGCGACGCTTCGCCTCTGCTTCTTAAAAGGGAAGCTACAAGTCCTGTATCTGGTTTTCGTGATCAGTCGCTGCTGCGATGCTTATCCTGGTGTCGTGCAGGCCCAGCGCCGCGTCGTCAAGCAAAAACTGCAACCAGCATGCTGCACTGACCTCAATCTACAAACAGTATGTTAAAGGCACAGACGTTATACAGTTCTTAAATGACATAAAATTTGCAAAAATAAAAGAATATAATATAATATAAATAGTATAATGAAAAAATGCCAAATTCAAATATTTTAATTGGTTATGTACCTCAAGTGTATTTCTGTAGTTTTACCAGTCCCGGCGGTGCTGTAGCTAATTCACTCTTGGGTGACAGGGTAGATTAACCACATCCTCTACATTTCAACATTTTTCAACATTTTCAACATTCTTAACCTTTTCAACATCCTCAACATTTTGGCGGTTTTTCAAATTTTAATTTCGTCCCGGTTTTTATTGTCTATGTTTGTACGTGTGTTATAATAACAAATTATAATATATACATAAGCACCTATATATATACCCCCTAATTTACGTCACGCAGGTCAATTTGTTGAGATACGTCAAAAAGTGGGAGCAAGATAGCTACGGAAGCTGCCCGAATATCCTGTAGTTATCTTCACGATTGTAAGTTAATTGGTTATACAACCTGCAAAACGTGTATATAATATATTGTAAGGACTATAATATTAGGAGGTAACATTATGGACACAAAAGTTTGTAAGCGATGCGGCGTGGAGAAACCGATTGTAGATTTCAGGGAGTACTATGGCGGTCGAAAAGGCACTTACAGTTTCTGTAAGACGTGTGAACGCATTGAACAGCGCAGAAAGTATCTTGTCACTAAAGACTGCGCATCACCTGATAGCTTAACTGCTGAAGAGTACGATGAGCTACAAAAGATCAATGAATTGTACGAGATGCGTCAGGCAGCCGGTCTGAAGGTTCCCATCAGACGTCCGGAGCGAGGCGTATCTGGCCTTGTAGATTCACTAATGGCAGAAATGAGGAAATAATATGCTGATTTCAAAGGGTGTAGATACAGAGACTGGTTACAAGCTGTTTCTCGATTCGAGACTTGGATACCTGATTGAACTACCAATATGTGAGTGCTGCAGCGGCGCTGAGAAACTGTCTGACCGTATAAAACTTAACGGTCACTATTTGTGCCTGGACTGCAAGAACAAGCTAAATAGCTACAGAATGTCTAAAAGTCGTGTAGCTAAAGCTGGCGCCGGTTGTACGCTAGCCGTGGCAAGAAATCATCTTGAGCGCGTCAAGTATTGGTATGAGGTAAAGCAAACCATGGGCATCGGCCCAAAGGGTCTTGATGAAGAGCTTAGTAACCTACAACACTATATTTGTGCCATGGAAATTGCTGAACGAGAAACAAATGAGGGTCCTGTAGTTCAGCCCAGGCATGGCAAGATACATTGTGTGTATTGTGGCAAAGACTATGTGGGGCTTGCCAGCGATCGGTGTCCGCAATGTGCTGAGCTGTACAGAGTATATCGGTCGCTGATGTGCAAAATTGGTCGTGGCACAGCGACGCTGGCTGAGTGTAACAGGCTATCTAGGGCACTTGACGACTACGTGGTGCTGATGCGACTCGGCAAGGACACACCGGACATATCTGACGCTAGGTTTAAGCTGCGCATATACGTCGACAAGTTAAAGGCTGAAACCAGTGGCTAGTGACATTATATAAAAACAAAGACCCAGGTCAATTGACCTGGGTCTTAATTATTGTAGTGCTATGAGTAGCGCGGCGGTGAGGAGCAGCATCAGCAGTGCGACGAATACCATCAGAACGGATCAGGCTCCGTGTACGCTGCTGGCTTGCGCTTGGCAATAGTGACGGTCGGATTGTAGACATCATCTGGTGCTACTATGTCGTATTGCGCCAGTTCCTCATCGCTGTAGCGCTGCTTCATCAAGTCGACTGCCAAGGCACGAAGCCAGTCTACGTCGACGAGCGCCTCAATTTCTTCGCGTTCACCCCATACGGACTTGCGGATCTTGACTGGCTTGGAGTTGGCTGCAGCCAACAGCAGCTTGTTGTACTCCTCGATTGGCACAACTACAAATCCTGTAGGTGCCGTCACCTCTGCCTTTATTGGTACGTTGGTATCTTCAAATTCTAACATAATTATTTCCATCCTTTCTTTGGTCTTTTATAACTGACTTGCTTGATGTACGGGTGTCGCTCCATGAACGGTTCAAAGTGATCACCTGCGACTTCGCGGATGTTGGCGTCCAGTTTGTCCTGCAGGTAATCGGCCTCCTTTTTGACCGTCCATGCGTCGCGATAAATTGCGTGGTATTTCTGGAGGCCCTTGTAGATACGGTCGATGCGCGCAAAACCATGTATGTCACTGCGTACTACGTCTGGATCGCGGAGGACCAGCACTAACAGATCGCAAGCTGCTTGGAAGCCAGTGTCGAACGCCGCTTGGGCGATTGCGTCCTCTTTCTTCTGCTGCCTGGTGATATAATCGTCACCCATAGTCACTCAGCCTCCACGACCATGATCGCAGGGTAACCGAAGTTGCGATAGGCTGCCTGCTTGATCTTTGCAATTGCCTCTTCGTCTTCTTCAGTCAGTTGCTTGCGGTCGCACTTGTAGGTATCAACCTGCGTACCGTTGACATAGAACTTGATAGTCATAGTAACCTCCTTATCCAAACATCTTATCCCAGCATACCGGGCATATGTTCGACATTAAGAGCTCACGCTCATCTTCTGATAGTCCAGGCAGCGCGTCCTGGATCTTTGCTTGGCCGCTGGCCCACAGCTTATAACCAGCTGTGGGCACTATTACTGTGTGCTTCGTCTTGCAGCTAACACACTCAACTTCCACTATTTCTGTTTGCATCTACAATTCCTCCTTTTGGTGTCAGTCGCTTTGGCTTAAACAGGCTTGCCAATACACCAGACAGTTCAAATAACCCCGCGGCGATGGCATACATAGGCTCCTTGCTGTATGCACAGAGTGCAAGTAGCAGCGCGGCGACAAATGATCCAAACATCACTTTGCCTCCTCAGTAACACTTGGCGCATCGTCAGGATGCTGCCAGCCACCACGCTTGCCGCGCTTAAGCTTGCCAGATGCTTTGATACGCTCAATCTCATCCTCAGTCACAGCTTCAAGCCAGTCTTCCCTGTAGATCGGCATGGCCATGTTTTCGTTGAGGCGATACATACGCATCTTTATTTCATGATTGAAGTAGCTATCTACAATGTGGTTGTAGTACCACTCATCGCCAATGTACATCTTAACAAGCTGCCCATTCTCGAACTTTGCTGCTGGCTCTTGGCGTACCTTACAATTTGTACACTCCAGGGTGCCGTCTGGCAACTCAGTGCCACATACATCACATTTGAACATCGCCGCGCCTCCCGTTTGTTACCACTTGCATCATCAATCGCAGCACATACTCATTGGTCTCTGCATCCTTAGTGCTTTCGACTTGCACGAACGGCCATAGGTCTGCTGTGAACTTCTTGAGAGCGTTAGCCTTCTCAGTCGTATGTACGTCGAAGTTGCCGGCTCTTAACATATCTGCTGTGTACGTGTAGGTCATCTTTATGGCCTTAACTCTGCTGGCATCTAAGATGACCTCATGTGGCATATAACCGCCAAGCTTGTGTACCAGCCAGCTCTTGGATCTACAGATCCAGTATCTAAGTTTCTTGCTAAAGTGTTTCATATTGCCTCCTACTGTAGCTCAGCTTAATCAACGTTGACGCGTCCACTGAAGCTCTTGTGGACAGTATCAACTGTGCAGCTGGCTCCGAAGTGACTAAATCCATGGTCAATTAGCATGATGATTTCATCACTATCAGGTGCATGGCCGAGTGCTTCTACAAGCTTATCGGTGTATGTGCCCTGGAACTTATAATGGGCGTAGCCACTTTGACGCGAGTATGCGTATAGCTCACGTGAATCAATGTCCTTAACGGCATCACGCAGATTGTTGTACTTTTTAAGCATCTTTGCGTATTCTTTCTCGGTGTATGCTACAATTGCTTTCATAATATTATCTCCTATCACTTATTGCTTCAATTATTACTAGTTGTAATGCGTCAATCACTTGTGCTTTGTTGTGGCTCATGATATCCCGGTAGATCAACATCGCTGCTTCACTATCCAGAGTTTTCATACAATCAAGTGCATCATACAGCTCATAAAGTACCCAATCAGGCATCTCGCGTAGTTGCATTTTGTTGTACATGTGCTCCATCATTTTCAGCACCTCCTTCGGCGCGGCGGCGCTGCATAGAGTACGATAAGCGTTGTAACCATGACGGACGCAATATCTTTGTTACTTTCTTGTGCTTGCGAGTCTCAGCGATTTGGTTATCAATCTCCTCGCTGAGTACTTGCTCTAAGCACATAATTGCTGTCTCGCGGTTTTCCATCAAGAAACGGTCAAGGTCGATGTGGGCCTTTCTGCGGCGCCAATCGTCCTCGCTATCCTTGTAGGCCGTGTAGAGTTCGAGAAGTCGTCTAGCTTCGTCACGCTTTCTTGTCAGTGCCGACATCATCAGCCTCACCGTCCAATCCAAGCATTACTTTGAGCATGCTCAATATTAACAAACGGTTGGTACGCAAGAACCTATCAAGGTGCTCTTCACCTCTGTGAATTGTGAGCAGCTCAGGCCCCTGTAGTTCAATCAGTATTTGTCGAAGCTCCGACTTCATATCTTCCATTAACTATTCAGTCCCTTCATAATAGGTATCCTCATAGTCTGTGAAGCGCTCAAGAATCTTGTCGAGGATTGGTTTATACTTGTCATCATAGACTGGCATCATTGTATTCTTGTCAATATTGATGCACGGCCTGTAGGTATCTACAAGCTTGTCATAGACCTCGTCCATGTAGTAATCAGGCTCCTGAGTCAAAGGCTCGGTCAACCATTTTGCAAGCTCGTTAGGGGCACCAGTCAGCAGGTTAATGCCAGCCGTTTGTCGTGCAGCCGCAACAGCTTGGCCGGCCATATCTCTGTATTTATCAAGCATGCCATCAAGCTCATCAATGACCGATGCGCGGCGCTCTTGCTTTGTTGGTGGCTGCAAGCCCATGCGGCGCTGACACTCGTACAGCTCATGGATCTTGCTCAGCTCGTCTTCTTCATACGGTGTCATATTTTCACCTTTGGCTCTGAGGTACTTCTCGCGAGAGTTTATGCGCTCACAGGCCTTGCACATCTTGTAGGTGCCTTTGCGACCACCGTAATACTTGCGGAATTGTGCAAGTGGCTTAATCTCGCCACATTGCTTGCATGTCTTTACTTCCATTACATTGCACCCTCCAATTGCTGATATTCATTGAGAAGGTCCTGCATGCTCTGGTCTTTGTCAGCCAGCATTTGGAACAATGCAATCTGCTGCATCTCAGCGGCGCGGGCATGCATCTGCTTCATCAGCTCTGCCTTGCGCTTACGATTAGTCACACGTACGTTGTAGGCACCGAAGTCGCACTTACATACGATCTCGCGGGTGATCTTCTCATCAGTCTTAGGACCAATTTCAGCGACCTTTGCAATGCCCAGGCCATGGTGCTCAGACATAACTACACAGATGTCACCAGCTTCAATGCTGTTGTCATAACATGCATAAGGATACTTAGTGCTGGTGTTGTTGCCTTCCAGGAAATTGATTTGTGTGATACGATAATTGCCTTCCATAATGATTGACTCCTTTTCATTGATGTGCTTTACGCATCTTGTTGTAAAGTAGAAGCAGTTATATGAACTGCGCGGATTGTTTATACCATCAATAACGATGGCAAGTTTGCCAAGATAATCGCTTATTACTACACCAGTAGCTCCTTGTGGCACCTCTTTATATGTACCACCACGAATTATGACAACTTTGTCACCCTTTGCATATGACATACAGGCACCTCTTATTCAAACACATACAGGTCCTCACCGCGGCTACGAATAGCTGCGATACATCTGTCACAGAGCCTACCCATATCAGTCCTGCGCAGCTGATCAGGTTCGAAGTCGTCAATGTTGCACCACTCACACGTATGCGGCTCATCGTCATCATTACGCTCCAGCGGCGTGGCCTTAGGGGTTGGGCCGCTATATGCATTATCTACAATGGTTTTGGTGTTGTAACAAGACATTGCGTAACGTCTGGCCATCTCCTTGTAGATCAGCTTGGATATTGTCGGCAGATACACAGTGCGATACTTACCCGGTACTACACACAGCTTGCCTTCGTTAATCATACGATTGACTTTGCGGACATATTCATGTGCATAGCTTGTTGCTGGGACGATGCCACTCTCAAGCTCGTCGTAGATGTTGAGCAGCGTTGCGTCATTTTCTTTCATCAGCAGTTCTTCGATAGTCTTAACTCGCATAGCTATTTTCCTTTCAGTAAAGTAAGTCTATGATATAGTCACCTTCAAGACCCAGGTTGCTCATCATGATATCAATGACTTCTTCATAGTCATAGTCAGTAGCATGGATCTCTTCGATTGTCTGATCGATCAGCTCCTGAGCTTCTTCAGGTGTCATACCATCACGTTTGCACAGTATGTCACGAATCTTGCTTTGAGCACATGACGTCATGATTAAGCCTCCTCGCACTCGCTGTTCTCTTCTTTAACGAGCTCGTACGTGACGCTCATATCATCACAGTCGTCAGGCTCGACTGGCACAAGGCCGTCATTATACAACTGTGCAGCTTCCTTGATCGCCTCATCCTTCGGCAGGTTCGCTGGTACATTGATGATTCTCGTGCATGAAACAGTGATCTTAATAGCTAGTAGATCCTCTTTTAGCACATCAGTAGCGCTAACAATCTCAGCCTCACTGTCATATGCTTCAATAGCCATCTCTTTTGCATTCTGGATGTAATCATCCGTTATATCTTGCACTGCGCAATTCTTACTGCAATACAGCTGACCTCTGTAAGCATGCACTTCCTCTTGACCTACAAGCATTCTGTTGCATCTAGGGCAACGCGTCAATTCTTTCATTTGGCTCATTTGTGCTTCTTCTCCTTCATTTTGGATTCTAAGATTCGCTGTCTTTTGTAACACTCTCGACAATCACGGCGGTAGTGAATTTTACCATTGCTATACCTGCCGTCTTTGTAGAATGCCTCTACGGGTTTCAGCTCCCCGCAGTTGCCACAGACTCTGTGCGTGTCAGTGTCTCGTGCACCAACATAGTCTATGCCAAAGATTTGCTCGAGACCCACGTTGTTAACCTCCCAGTAGCTTATTCACGATTGAGCAAATTTCATCATACGTAGCTTGTCCAGATTGACTAAACCGATCATAGTCGCAGCCCATGCTTTCTACAAGCTCAGCCAACTTGCTAAGTAATTTGTCCTCGTCCATTTGTATCACCTCTACTTGATTGATTTCAGGGATATTGGCCTCACGAATCTTGCTTCTTATGTAACCCGCGGGTTTAGTCCGCGGGTTACGCAGTTCCCTGTCTTTATTATATTATATCACGAAAAGAAGCGGATGTATTCAGTTTTTAGAAATTCGGTGTAGCCACCACGTGGTTTTTAATTTCCGACCAACTCTTCTTCATTCTTGCTCATGACATATTGGACATAAGCCGGTGTCAACTGAGAGGAATTATTCAGAGTGTAGATACGGTCTGTCCACTTAACGTTGCTTGCCACACTACGCGCTGCAGTTCTGATCTGTTCAGTTGATGCATCAATGCCATCTGCATGGTTAACTATCAATGCCTCGATGCATTGAGGAACTACAGGTGAGCCATACTCATACTGACCATGGTGCGACAGGATGATGTGGCGCAGCAGCTGGAGCTTCCTCATGTTAATGTAATTATCAGTGTCAATGTGTGCATCGGCGAAGTTACCTACAAACTCTGCACCCATAAAGATGTGGTCATATAACATACCATCGTCGGTCTTGTCGATGACTACACCGGACATCTTGTAGGTAAACAGCTTACCAACATCATGCAGCATACCACCGATTACACACAGGTCAACATTGGCCTCTGGTATCTCCTGCGCAATAGCCTTTGCGATCTTGGCAACACTGTACGAATGCACCAGCGTGCCGCCAGTATACGCATGATGGATACCCTTGGCTCCGGGTACCTCAAGCCACATGCTGCGAAGCTCATCAAAGATGCCAAGCGCCAGGCTGCGCATAGCGTCATCTTTGACATCGCTCAGCAGTGCATATGCATTCATGTAGATCGTGGCGATATCGTGGCCGGAGCTTGGTGCAAACTCGGAGATGTGCCGCGTAGTGTTGTTGCGCATTGTTTTTACGTTTAGCTGCTTCTTGCCTTGCCATTCAGACACCTGGGCAGTGATATCAAGGATACTGTTAACTACAGGAATGTTGCCGGACGACCAATCCCAGTAGTTACCAGAGATTGTGTCGGTACCATCGTAGAACTCCAGTGCCAGGTACGGCTTCTTAGTCTTTGTCTCACGTGCTGTTGCGGACTTTACTACAAGAGTAATGTCGCATGTCTTGCCAACTTCAAGATCAGTAATCTTCATTCTTAGTCTCCTCTTCGGTGTAATATTTTAGCCAAACGGCTTTTTCTGGATCGGATAGCTCCATCTCTCTGGCGACATCAGCCGCCTGTATAATTGCAGATATAAACTCTTGCATTGGATGGATCATCTTAGGCGGATTGTTTGGATCAGGTTCTTTCGTCCTACCGATAGGAACCATGATGGGAACCAGTATACCGTCCCTAGCAGGCAGCCATTGCCCATCACGTTTCCTCTTGTAGAACTCGCGTATTGTAACGCACCTGAAACCATCTCTTGTGCAAGCGGCGATTAAGAAGCGCAGCTTACCAGACTTTTGTATAACTGCAACTTCTTCATAGTTATCCCAGAGCCTCTTAGGCTTACGCCTCTCAACTTCTCTGGCAGCCCTGGTTATGGCACCTTTTGCAAGGTTAGCGGCCCTCATTGCCTTTACAGCATTGTCTTTTCGCTCGTCATAAGATTCACGGTAAGCCTTTGCTCTAGCATCCTCTTCAGCCCATTTTTGCTTGCGCGCTTCGAACCCTGCAGGTCTAGCTACAACGGTCGCTTTTGACGGCCGTGTGTTTACTTTCATTTTAGAGCCTGTGACCTTTAGCATATCAGGCACCTCTGCGTATCATGAACACGTCACCGTTGAACACGTCATAGTCAAGCCAACTACCTGGACCTACATTCACAAAGCCACAATCTTGCTCTTCTTTCTGACCCCAGCTAGGATTACCATTTTCTGCACCGGCAGTAATTGGACAACGGAATGTTGTAAAGTCAGACATAAGCCATCTGAGCATAGGTGCCAGATTTTGTTCTTCCTCATGGATGTTGAATACAACTTCGTCATGAACTACATTGGTCATGTGCGTCTTGAAGCCATGATACATCAGGAACTTGTAGATACGTACGATCTTGTGCTTGATGTAGTCTGCGGCGCAGCCCTGGATCAATGCGTTTGGCGCTTTGTAGCAATCATCAGGGTCGAGGCGGCGACGCCGTCCATAGAAGTTCTTGACATAGCCCCTAGTTTTAATTACCTGCTGCACGGTATTGATGAACACACGAGCTTCAGGCATTGTGCTGAAGTAACGAGCTTTAATATCAGTTGCCTCAGTAAGGGATACCTTCAGGTCATTTGCAAGCGCTTGGTTGCCCATGCCATAGATTAAAGCGAAGTTAAGCGTCTTAGCTCTGCTTCTTGCTGCAGTAGCTTCGTCATCTCCGGCGTGCACTCGTTCAACGAGCTCGTCGAGGTTAAGGCCGAATAGAGTTGCAGCTGTAGCGGCATGCACGTCGTATCCATTCTTAATTTGATCGAGTAGTGCTGGGAGCTTGGCATAATGGGCGAACAGTCTGTATTCAACCTGGTCAAGGTCGAAGAACCACAAGGTATGATTCTCATCCGGCACAAATGCCTTTCTGATTCGCTTGTCACGCTTTGGCAGAGTCTGCAGGGCGGGTTTTGTAATAGACATTCGTCCAGTAGTTGCTTCCGTCTGATTGATTGATCCGTGCACCCTGTTACATGCGTCTCTTTGAGAGTATATTCCATCTGCGTAAGTAGTAAGCAATTTTTCATATTTACGGTACTCCAAAATCTTCTTAACGATCGAGATGTTATGATTTTCAGCAAGGTTATTTAAAGCGTCCTTGTCAAGCTTCGGATTACCTTTGTCTGTGCGGCCAATAAGTGTAGTATCTACACCGAGACTCATAAGCACCTCGTACAGCTGCTTGGCCGAGTTGATGTTGAACACACGACCTGCTTCCTCATAAATAGCACGTTCTGCATTGTCCGTAAGATCTTGTAGATCTTGCTTCAATGGTACTTCATATGTGGTGTCTACACGCATGCCGTAACGCTCCATCGCGTATAGAGCAATCATAAGCTCCATCTCATTGTCGTACAAGTCACGCAGGCCCTCAGCATCTAACTTAACAAAGTCGGTGATGAACTCTAGGTAGCAGTTCCAAACGTCAGCATTGGCGTATTCAGATAGCAGCTCACGAGCAATCTGACGGTAGTCAGAAATCTTATTCATCTGCTTGTAGGCGTCTACCATGTACTCGAATTTTGTGATACCTCCATGGATGCGAGCGGCGATGTCACGCAACTGGTAAGAGTGACGGTTCTCATCAATGATCTTTGCAAGTACTACAGTATCGTGTACCTTACCTACAATCTTCATACCCGCATTTGCAATCATGTGCATATCAAATTTAGTATTGTGTGCGATCTTCTCTACTGAGGGATCTTCAAGCAGCGGTGCAAGCTTACGCATTTCAGCAAATCCGTTGTCTACACTGTCAAACAGCGTGTAGCTATCTTTACCGTCACATACGGAAATGCAGAAAGGATAGTCCTGCGGAGTCGCGTGTTTACCAGAGCCGACCCAGCGACGCACCACCCATTCAGGTACGTCCTGGCTATTCTTGAAGTGTGGGTGCGTCTCTGTATCGAACGTGATGAACTTGCGTCCCATCAGTTCAAATGGTTTTACCTTGCTCAATAGCTCCTCAGCACTTTGTACAACATGGAAATTTTTTACTTTGTGCTCCGAAGCAAACGTTGCAGGGTTGTAGGTGTAGCCCGAGCCTTTTTGGATGACTGGGCGCCGTTTTGATTGTATTGCCATATACATGCCTCCTTCTTATTATATTATATCACAGTTTATTGCGGAAGTATTCAGTTTCTTAAAATTTATTTTCTTGCTGCGCGGTGTAGTTATCTACAATCGTCTTTTTCATATTTTGCAAGTACATCCTCAGCTATGCACCATAATGTAACGGCACCAAACGCTGCCATTACGCCAACAGCAAGCAATATCTTCATCGTATCACCTCAAAACCGTTTTTAGTTTTACGTACCTTGTTCCGTTCTCTAAGAGCTTCAACAGAATAACGCACAGTGTTATAAGGCACCTCTAGATCACAGCTCAACTCAGTCATAGTAGTTGGTCTGTCATATGCAAGCATCGTGTAGTAGACCATCTCTATTGAGTCCTCACTGAAGCAGCGACCACGTCTACATCTGTCCTTTAATCCTCCGGACCGCCAGGTCTCTAGTGTTATTTCTGCCTGTGTTGTGCACACCACATTGTCTAGGACTGTGTTCAAGTTATTACCGTCTTTAGCCCTCACAATGCCTACATTTAGTGGCTTATCCAGGTATGTTAGAGCAAGCAGTGCTAGCACATTATATGCTCTAGTGCGTCCGTCGTCGCCTCTAAGTGAAACTTGCTTATACCAGCTGTTCCTACTCTTGACAACATGAGGCTTAACTACACTTCCTGTAGCTGCAAAAGTGACAACGCCGTTGGTTGCGATGTCATATATGCTAAAACCAGGAATAATCATGCTAAACTCCTTATTGTATAAATATGTTTATATAATAACAAATGGGGCTTTATATTGCTTGTGTTTATATAAACATATAAACACAACACGTTATTTTACAGGACATTATAGCTATATCTCACATAGTGCTTGTTGAAGGCACGATGAGGCACCTTTTCGATCTTACCGGCGTCAATAAGATCAATGATTGCGTAGCGAGCTCTAGATGCCTTTAAGCCAGACATAGTGGCTATTTTAGACACAGGCGCCACGACACCATCAAGGTCTTTAATAGCCTGTAGAACTGCTTCCTGCTCTTCGCCTGTAGTAACTACATTTATCTGAGCCATTTAATCACCTCCTGCTAGTTCGTAAGTATTGATTATTAAATATACGCTCATATCATTACGAGCGTTATGCGCCTACACAGTGCCTCCTACAAGTAACTTTTATCGAGATATACACACTTTATACCAGCGTTTTTGAGAAGCTCTATGCCAGTTGAATCTTTCCACTGCTCCATATAGTACACGGTGGAAAACCCACCAGGAGCATTTATAATCGCAGCGGCGCATTGCTTACATGGTGACAGCGTTACAAACATTACTTTATCCTGTGCGTCACTGCGACACTTAACCAAAGCATTTATCTCTGCATGTACGCAGCCATATTTACCGTCTAGTCTACACATACAGTCAGCAAGGCCTTTGGGACCACCGTTAATACCAATGCTGTAGACCTGTGTGAGATCCTTATCTACAATTATTGCCGCCACATGTTTTTCTTCGCACTTTGACAGATTTGATAAGTCCATTGCGAACTTTGCGAATACTCTGATGCGTTGTGATTTACCCATAATTGTCACCTCCAGCTAGATGCGCAGTTGCATCGCAGTATTGCTTAAGCGCTTGTGCATTTGCATTTAAGCAACGTTGTATTTGTTCTACGTATTTGTGTGCATTAGCAAAGTCTTCGCCGCTACCAAGGAACTCAACGTACTCACCGACATAGTGGCTTAGTGTTGCACAAGTTATTGTTACATTATTTGCTGCCGCCTGTAGACCCGTCAGACGCTCCAGAAAATCCTGCGGCTGCATCCAGTTTACCTCCTAGATATATTATGATTTTTTCCAGACATTCGCGGTATTCTTTACTTCCAGCATTGTGATCACACTTTTTAACGTACTTGAATGTACTCTTATCTAGATCCCATCTTGTCGCGCATCTCTCACATAGTGGTATCACATTCCAATCGCAATATCTACCGCCAAGCTTTGCACCTACAAAGAATCCTCTAGTATCAATTTCTTTATTGTGACATCTCGCACAACCATCAAAGAAATTACATGCTTCTAACCATTGCTCTTCCGTTAATGTCGGGTAGTTACGCGGCACTGATTTTATCTTAGCAAGCCATACGTCAAATTTATCTACAAGTATTTGATTATGCTTGCGAGTTAGGGCAGTGTTGTATGCCGCAGCACATGCTTTACATGTAATAGTACCTTTTTCCATTCTTTCGATTGGTGTTGGCTTACCACATGTAGTGCATATCATGATGTCGAACAGCTCGCCACATATAAGGCATTTTCTACCTGGCTGGGTGATTGGATACACCCAGCCACAGTTTTTACAGGTCTTTGTATTCATAGGTCAGCACGGGGATGTAATGTGGTACATCGTACATCAATGCATCAAACCCATTGCATATTTTACTGAATGTTTCTCTTTCGGTGATATAGTCCTCACCTCGACGCAGGCATCGCTTCCACAGAGTCTGCTCAGGAGCAGTGCAATGAATAAGCAATGCGCCGTTCTTGGCCAACAGACGCTCCAGCTCGTACATCTGAGGGTACGAAATGACAGAGGCGTCACGCATAACTGGCCCATACACCATCTCGCTATACCAGCATCTATCAAAGATGCAGTTTTTGCCAGACTTAATTACCTGGACATACTCGTCCATCATGCGCTTCTTGTCTTCCTCAGTCTTAGGCTGAGAGCGATGCATCAGCATATAGCCAGTCTGATCTTTGATCTTATTGGCTAGTGTAGATTTGCCAGCACCGTCAGGCCCTTCAATTATGATTATCATGTTGTGCCTCCTCGTATAATTTCTTCTGCAACGCGTAGCCCTCAAGCTCCCAGAGCCTATCCTCGATGCGCTTCATGCATTCATTGAAGCCAAGCTCTTCATTGTAGTTTGCAGGATCTACACATGCAGACGATTCAGTGAGCACAAAGCCGTTCTTCAGCTTAACGCATACAACGGTGCACTTACCATACAGTGTAGATACAGAGGCTTCTGCATCAGACATCAGCTGTACAATGTCTTCTTGCGTTACAGTGTTTTTCATTCTGCATCCTCCTTGTTGAGCAACGGCCACTTCTCATTGATGATGTGACGCGGCACAGGTACGTCAAACGTCTGAGCGTCCTTGTAGAACTTCTTCATAGGATTGCCACAGCACATCTTACCTTCGCGGCATCTACCATGCATGCAGTCAGGTCCGGACAATCCGAAGAACTCTTCACCGTACGGTGTATTCAGCAAGGCCTCCCAGATAAGCATGGTCACATACTGTGTTTCCACGGTGTTGCGGTTGCAGCTTCTCATGCGGATGAAGTAGTCCCATGCCTGATGGTTAGCCTGCATGATCAGGATGTTACGAAGGCCCTGCGGCGCTGCGTAACCGGCCGTGTCATTATCTATAAATTCTGCAATGTGCTTATAGTGCCCCATAGAAGCCTCACAGCTATTTAGGTAGTAGCTTATAAACTCATAGTCAGGATTGTTATGGTCCTTTTCCATAAGCGCATAAGGAACTACAAAGTCGGCCTCACCACTGTAGTCACTATACTGCAGAGATGCAGATACATAGTTGAAGCCTACCTGGTTGGTACGAGCCTGAGCAAGGAAGCGACGGGATGCACCTACAATGGCAATGGTGATAGGTGTAAACCGCTTGATAGTACCGTGTGGCAGCTGAGCAATGGCTTCTACAAAGCCAGGCGTATGAGACTGATTGAACAGAGCTTCCAGGTCAGCCATGCTCTTGACCTTATGGCCTCGCTGTGTCAAACGTGCCAGGAATGTAGACCACTGACCAGGATCGCCATGTGTTTCAAATACTTTGACTTCAATCTTGTCCATGGTTCATGACCTCCTCAACAGACTGGTTTCTGTAGGACTTATTGGCCGTATAACCTTCGTCCTGGCGGCGATGGTTCTCACCATTCTTAGCCATGTACATAACATAGAACTGCTCAGGACTGATACCCAGGGCAATAGCAATGTTCATAAAGAAATGCCAAGCGTCGATAAGCTCCATGCGAGCTTTCTCAAGCATTTCATTCTCTCTACCAGATGTAAGGCCACTGTAGTCCTTCCAAGGCTTAAAGTAAGGCAACTCATACAACATCTCATTGATCTCTTGATTAAGATGAATGGAGTGTTCTTTGATAAATGCTACACGCTGCTGCGTAGTCATTTCATTAAACTTAGGATCCAAGCGTACCTGAAAAGCACGCTGTGCATCCATCATTGATTCAAGTTTATACACTGGTGTCAGCTCCTTAGCGAATTCTTTTAAAGTTGTGCACTCACAGAAACCACCGTTTATGCGGCACATTGTTTTACTACACACTGTGTGCTTTGCAGGGTCACACTCATACAGCTCAAACATCTGGAGCACCCTTTACAGTCATGACGCGGAATGTAGTTACTTTCTTACACTGCTCATATACCTCAGGGAAGGTAGTCTTGAGCAATGTAGTATCTACACGAGTCTGAGAACGCGGCGACCATTTAACTGTGTGATTACGACAGTATGCAATCTCTTTGTCCTTAATACGGTCTTTAAGGCGATTCTGCGCTTCTTCCATGGTCTTCTCAAGCTCTTTGATCTTTGCCTTACATTCGACAATGACAGCTGCAAGGTTGTCACTCTCTTCATCTTCCAGCATAACCTCAGAGTTCTTCTCAACCTCAGAGTAAGTGCTGTTTGCAAACACCGTATCCATTGCCTGTAGCTCAGGCTCCTTCAGAGCAAGCACGTTGTTGAACCAGAAGTTCTTTACTGCCGGCAAGATAGTTTCCTGTAGCAACTCATCATTTCTATAGACTTCATAACTGTAGAACTTGTTGCCACCTACAAGGCATGCAAAGGCACCCCACTTAATATCGAGGATATACATGTACCAGTTAAGCTGGTACATATAAGACAACAGTATGTCACCGTTTGCCCACTCCTCGTCATTGTACTCGCTTGTAGTTTTGCACTCAAGGATACCTACAATCTTGCCATCCTTATCAAGAATGAGACGGTCAACATTTGCACGCATCCAAGCGTAGTCCTTGTGGCTCACCGTGGCGCCGAGTTCAGTTAGTGTCCAGCCCAGGCGGTCCTTCTCAGCTGTGAGCTCACGGCGCTTGAACTCGTCAGCAACGATTGGCTCAAGCAAATGGCCAAAGTGCATCCGCTCTTGTGAGGCGGCGCCGGGTTGCAGCGCCTCCTCAAATTGTCCAGTCTTGTTGAAGTAAATCTGACGTGCAGAGCTAAATGGGCTGACGCCACAAATAGCTCCTACATCAGAACCACCAATGCCTTTGTTGCGCACTGCAAGCCATTCTTTTTCATCTTCTTGCTGACTCACAGTACTCACAATTTTAACATTGGGTAGCTGTCTGATAATGTCCTGTGTCAGCATATCAGACCACCATCAAGTTGGACATCTGAATCTCAGGATTGGTCTTCAGATGCATGTCCTCGTCGTATGCGTCGAGGATGTAGTCGATCTTTGCGGCGATGTTCTCAGTGTTGACAGCCAACTCAATAGCACCAGTCGGCAGCTTCACCGCTGTGACCAGGTACTTAGGCTTGAACTGCTCAGTGATGCCTGCATTCTTGTCTTCCTCGGTGGGCTCCTGCATGGTCTGCTTGATGATGTTCAGATAGTATCTCAGTTCGTTTTCCATGATGTGTTCCTCCTTAATATTCTGCACTGTAATAATTCTTACGTGCGGCGTCAATTTCCTTCTTATCTACAGGCTTGTTAACCAGGTTCTCAAGAAGCTCAGTTCCAAGTGGTAAGCGCCTGTAGTCGCCTCGCACTTTATCTACAAGAGTATTTGTAGTTAGGAACTTGAGCAGCATACGCAGGTCATCCTTAGAAAGGCCTGTGTAGTCTTCAAGTGTAGCTCTGCTGAAGTATGGTAACTGATAGAGTATCTTTGCCATCTCATTGAAGTCCATGATAGGCAATGCCAAGAATGCGACGCGAAGCTTAGCAATGTTATCATCGGATGTGTCAGACGTGATAAGGTCTTGCTCACTCATCTTGTCGTAGCCAAAGCTCTTTGCATGGTAGAGCTCATTCATGAACTCAACTACAAAGTCGACATGTTCTGGAGTGACAATTACCTTTTCACCTGTCTCATCTGAAGAGAATACGCATGCAGCCGCAGCGGCGCTGAGTCGCGCGATCTTAATGCGCTGATCAGCTGCTTCAACTACCGGGACCTTCGATGAGTATACAGAGCCCATTTGTGTAGCGCATTCGAGGATACGCTCCGTTGCTTCAGGCGTGAAGATGACATCATCCGGCTTCCGTGACCAAGCCCATAGTACCCTTGTGTTGCAAGCGTCTGACGTATAGACATGGGGCACTTCAGGAATATCCTTGAGTGACTTGTTGACGAGAGCGGGATCAACGTCTCCAGAGGCAACGGACATTGCGATATCCAGTCTTCTAACGTCCTCAGCTTTTCCCATAAGCTTAAGTACTGCGCTAACTCCGTAAGTCTCAGAATTAAGAGGACGTCCGTTTCTTGGGTTACTAATAAATATAGCTCTTGTCCTACTTGTGGTTTCAGCTGTAATAACACCTGTAGCCTTTGCAATACCTGAGCTTCTGACATCGGACATAACACCGAGATCATCCTCGCTAAGTCCACTAAGCTCGTCGATAGTGACAAGTCCTCCGTCATTGAGAGGAAAAGCTCCCCAAACAAGGAACCAACGCTTGTTTGTTTGTTGCATATTGTAGACAAGTCCTGTTCTCTTTGAGGACTCACCAGAATGTAGCTCGCCGAGCCTGTAATGGTGCATCATCCTTTCTACAATAGTGGTCTTAGCTTGTCCAGAGTCACCAATAATCAGTAGTTCACCCCAGCCTCTCTTAACATACTGCTCTTGAAAATAGAAGTTCAAGATAGTATGGTAGATAAGGTCTACAGCAAAAGCTACATGACGACGTTCCCAGATATACGTGACGTTGCGCTCAAGGTCACGGTGTATCTCGGCAAACTTATCCTTGACGCTCTGCCCAGGTTTCTGCTTAAACAGCTTCAGGTGCTCCAGCGCTTCTTCATCAAGCTCAAAGTCACTTATCATATCCTTTTCAGGGATTGCTTGGTCGAAGACATACGTGGCATACTGCGAGTTAGGTTCGGGGTACATGTAGCCAATCATGGTGTAACGCTTATTAGTTTTGAGGTTATTACCGATGTAGTAACCGGTGCGAACTACATAGTCATGCTCTTTAGAGAAACCAAAGTTTGCTTCAGCCTTAGGAATAAGTCGAAGCTCCTCAAGGTTCATGTGTTCTTCAACATCAATGACACAGCGATCACAGCGTGGGTTGATATCAAGTGCACTCTTAATTTCTGCAACCTGCTGCTTGTCCGTACACTTAATAAGTTTCATGATTGTCTGATCTTTAGATGAGAATGTTTTGTGCATCTCACCAGCATTTAATGCTAGTGCACAAGATTGACACTTTTTATTCTCACCGTCGGCAGCATCACCACATGATGCCTTAATTTTCATAGGGCACAGGAATGGCGTGCTGTCTTTACCACTGACCATTACTGGTATGCGCACTCGTTTGCTGTAGTACTGCGCCGATGCGCTATCAGATAAGTGAACATCAGCAGCTTCGCTTTCATCAGCTAAACGAGCCTCAGTCACAGAAGGATCTACATACTTTGTAGCTCCATCCAGCAAAGCTTGGAAATCTTCTGCAGTTTGACCACACTTGGTAAAGAAGTCTGTTATGTCACCTTTAACAGGAAAGTTCTCAGGCCAGTTAATGATGTACACATCTACAACACGATATAGCTTCTCGCATAGCTTACGTGTCGCATTTCTGCCTGCCTCATCATTGTCCTGTGCAAGGTACACACGCTTCTTATTTCTGAACAACTTAGTCCAATCAGGCTTCCAGGTACCCGCACCACTTGTGGCGCATGCACACGGGAAACCATTCTGCTCGGCGGTGAGGCGATCCATCTCACCCTCACACCAGATGATATGGTCCAAGCTGTCATCCAGCACTCTGTCTATGCCGAAGATACGCACTTCACCATAAGTGTTATTGTATTCATCTACATAGTTAAGCACTTTCCACTGATCGTCAGTGGAGTTCCATTTGTAACGCCTGAAGTTTACCAGGGTATTGAACTCGTCATAAATAGGAATGGTGACTCTGTCTCCATCCCAACCTAACTGGAAATCTACAAGCGTCTTATCTTTTAGACCTCTGCGCTCACGCAGCACGTCGCGAAGTGGACCTGTCAGGCTCATCAGCTTTTGATGGTACTCTTGTACAAGTCCAACCTCAATGTCTGGCCTAGTAGGTTTTGAGCCGTCTGGACGTGGTATCTTAAGAGCGTCGCCCAAGTCAAACCAAGCCTCTTCGTTAGTCTTATCATACAGCGCCTTGTACATGGTATGAATGTTGCCTCTAGACTGACAACTGTTACAGTACCAAACACCTTTAGCAAGGTTAACTGTCAAGGACGGATTGTTATCAGTTCGTGACTCATGAAGGTCCTTAAATGGACATTCTGCTTTAACCTCATTGCCGCGGCGCTGTGCGTTTTTTAGCTCATTTAAGAAAAAGGCCTCGTTGTCTATTTCGGCCAATATGCGGTTGCGATAATCACTCCAACGCACAGTCTCTGCTCCCCCAATCTGCCACCAGGAGTGGAGCACTCCTGGTGGCTATGTTGCTTAATACTCAGTTGCTTCAGTGTTCACAGCAGGTCCTGCAGTCTCAACTCCAGCACCAGGATCATCCATGTCATATGCAACATCCTGCATGCTGTTACGATACATCATAAACATGCTGTGCGCAAATGCACGATCCTCTTCATTTGTAGGCCCTGCAGCAGTCATAACAGGTACGAACCACTCGTTACCACCCTTGGCCATCTTCTTCTCACTAAGCTTATAGCCGAAGTTCCACATGTTCTGCATGGTAACCTTAGCCAGGCTGTAAAGCTTCTTGCCCTCATTGTAGCAAGTCTTAGAAAAGCTCAGGATGATAGGCATCCGCTCGCCTTCAAAGAAGCCGAAGAAGTTGATGTACTTGGTGCAGGTAGGCAGTGCTTCCTTGCCCTGCTTGCTGTTGTCAAACTCACAGCGGCGACACTGCTGACACATCAGTGTAGATCCATCAGACAGCTGACCAACCTTGCCATCACGCGCGATACACTTGATGCCGCCGCCCTCGGAGCGCTCGCGCCACCAAACGTTGTTGTTGAACTTGAACACAGGAATGAAGACTTTACCATTCAGCTTCTCTTTAGTGAGAGAGTTGATGATGTCGCCTTCGTTTGCCTCTCTTGCGCGAACCTCAGGGCTGAGAGTCTGGCAGACCTTAACTCGCGGGATGATAACGTCGCCGGTTTCTTCATCCTCGAAACCCATAGGTGCGCCGTTCTGGATCATCAGGTCCTCGTTTTCTTTTTTCATGATGTCTGTACTCATTTTTGCTAGTCCTCCTATTATATTTGCAACGGCTTTTACCGTTACTTTATTATATTATATCATGCTGTAAATGAAAGGTGAATCTCAGGTTTTACGGAGGCTATCGGCGGCATCTACAACCTTTGTAGCTATTGCATCGGCCACTACATTCGCCACTACCCATTTCTTAAATACAGCATTATCTGGCTCAAAGCCATTATTTCGCGTTGATAACTCCTTGGCAGCGTCAAACACCTTTTGCTTTGTAGGCACCAAGCCGTCGTAACGCATTTGCACGAGGTTGTGCAGCCAAGCGCCAGTGTTGTCCCTGTCTAACGCGTTATCTGCTGTCACGCGGCCGAAAGGTATACAGTGACCCTTGACGTGGAAGTAAGTTACGTCAATTTCAGCTCTTTCACACTTATCAGCAGCGTGTGCAATCTCACGCCAAATATCGACGTTCTTGGCAACCTCACCAGACCTAGTGCACCAATCATTGTTTCTCCAACTGTCATACCACTTCTTAGTCATTGCATTAAAGATGTATTCAGAGTCAGTAACTACACATGCTTCCATGTCAGCAGAGTAGATATACTCAAGAGCTTTAAGCAAGGCCAGTAGCTCACCACGCTGATTGGTTGAATTGTACTCATAAGCTGACAGCACCTTAGTGGCGACGCGGCTATGCGCATCATCAAACTGCTGGATGAATACACCACCAGATGCCGTACAGTCTGGTTTACCATTGCGGCGGCACGCGCCGTCAATTGCAATAAATAGGTGCCTCATGGTCTTCATCCTCTCTATCAGTAAATTGAATGGTATTTACAGCAGCATATACGCATTTACCATCAGGAAGCTCTACTACAAAGTATGCATCAATGTCGTCTTCTTCGACTTTAACCTGGTAGAGACCGAAAACGTCAACCTTAACAGACTCACCCTTCTTAATGCCAACCTTAGGAACATCATAATTAGGTGTAAATATTGCAGGGCGCGTCGACAGGTTCATATACACGTCTATTTCACATGGGAACTTAGCCATTATTCCACCTCACCTACAAACCGCTTAAAGATAGGACAGTTAAGGCTTGTCTGACCGGCAGCATTTGTAGATTCACCAAACGTTTCGATCTCAACCTTACGCCCAATATACTTCTTTGGATTTTTCCAGATGTCGCGGCGCTGATCATCCGTGAAGCCAGATCCAACACCGAGGTAGCTCTGCTGACCATACTTATTTGTGTAGATAACTAAAAGAGCTCCCATGGCATCTTCATACTTACCAGAGCCTTCAATAATGTCAACTACAGGGAGAATATGCTCTTCTGTGTGCTTTACCTTCAGTAAGCACTTGGAACGCTTGATCTCATAAGGACCATTGGCGGTGTTCAGCATAACACCTTCGCCGCCACGCGCCCAGATCTTTTCAACGATCGGCGTGATCATATCCAGGCTCTTTACGAGTCCCAGAATCTCGACTGGCTTAATGAATCGTAGTTCCTTATGCACGCCATATGCTTGGATAAGCGCCGCCCAGTTCTCTTCAAGAACCTGAATGCTTTCGTCCATAAGGGTAGCACCGAGTCTGATCTTTCTATTAAGGGCAGTGATCTTGCAAGCACCAGCGTAGAAGTCTTCAATAGGAACCATATCAAACACATTGAACAACAGGCCTGTCTTATGACCCTTACTGTTTGCAATGGAATTTGTAGCTTGGCGCTGGGCAATGCAGTCCTTAAATGTACCAGCTGCCAGTAGCTCACCATCATACACGAAATTATCTGGTAGACAGTCAGCTTCCTTTGCAATTTCTACAAGGCCAGTATCTTCATGGCCAGAGCGGCTGTAAAATCTACAAACACCATCTTCCTTTACAAGGATACGTCGTATACCGTCCAGCTTTTCAGTTACGATGCAGGGCCATTGGATTTTGTGTGCTGGAACATCATCGAACAAGGTGCCAAGCATACAACCTGTTTTAGGTATGAAGTCTGCCCCAAATACCTTATTTAACGAGGTTGCAGTGATGCCAATTTTCAGGTTCTGCGTAACCATAGCACACGCCAGGCGCATAGCTTCCATGCCATACTTAATGCGCATGTTGTGCATAAACTCAAGGGCAAATACGACGTCAGCGTCTGCACCAGTCTGATGCTTGCTGAAGTACTTGATTGCATCCTGCCAATCACGGTTTGGCATCTCGCTGTATACATTACAGTCAAGCTTCATAAGCTTCGCATCAGATATACCTGTCTTGCAGTACGGATTGTAGATGAACCTCAGGATCTCCTTAAGTCCAGGTGTGCCGCTATACTTCTTGAGAATAGCGAGCTTGTCATTGTAGCTACTGGTTTGTCCAATTAGCTTTACGATTTGTGCTACTTCTTTCACATGTAGTCCTCCAGTTCTAATTTTAATCTATATTTGAAAACGCTAAGTGCTTTGCTTACAGTAGGCTGAGAGGTACTCAAAGCCTTAGCGAGTTCAGACTGAGTAAGTTTGCAATCAGCATCATACCATGTAGTTATTACTTTCTGCTGTAGCTCTGGCATAGTACTAAGTACCTTAGTAAATGACTTAGCAACTACATCAGTAAGCTCTTTAAATAGTACTATTGCTTCTGCGTCTGTATCATCAGATAGAATATCAAGCATATCATCAGACTCCGGGTCTGCTGATACAGTGTCATTATAAGATATTACTTCAAGCTGTCGCTTCTTATTTAAAGTACGAAGATGCTTTCTAAGCGCATTAGCTATGACACATACTGCATATGTGGAGAATACTACACCAGCATCACCTTTATAGGTCAGTATAGCTCTGTATAATGCTTCATATGCGTAGCTCTCAGCGTCTTGATCATAGAGAAGATTAAAGCGTGTCAGTTGCTGATATATTAGTCCTTTGTTTGCCGCGATCTTATCATTGATGTCCAATCTGGTGTCCTCCTCTTTGCCTCATCTACAAGATCAGCGACTTCTTTAACAGTTCTACAAACAGCACCTATTGCACCGCACTCTATCATATCTCTGATAAAGTCTTTCTGATGTACTGTAGCTTCTCCTTCATCATCCTTAAGCTCAGCAATTACCCACTGGCCTCTGACGTTAATGAATACATCACTATAGCCCTTCGCATAACGGTCTCTTATTTTCATAAACATGATACCGTCGCGGCGCTGCGGCTCAAGCCACTCAACAACCTTCTCAAGTAGCTTGTTCTCATCTTTGTACATCTGCGTCGATGGGACGCTTAATGCGAATCTCTTCTTCGTTGGCGTCATAGCACACCTCCAACGTATTACCTACATCTAGACCCCAACGCTTCACAACCCATCCAGGAATCTGCACGAGCACATTCTTCGTGTTTGTGACATTGACAGTCTTAACGTATTGCATTTTATCTGCCTCCTGACAGTCTGATTGTTCTAATTCCTTAATCATGCGACTAGCCTTGGCCTGTATATGAAGTAGAACGCCTGCTGCACGTGGACCCAAAATATGTCTAAGTGCTCCTGCTATCGCGCTCAGTGAATTCATATCTTCCCAGGTCAGCCTATTCGTATTAGCCATTGCTACCTCCTGGCTTTAAGTGGTTAAGAACAGCATAACTTGCATCACCCTTTTTCTGTAACACATCATGATACAGAATACCGTCTATCGTCTGCTTAGCAACCATGATATAGTAGATGCACTTATGCGGCTGCTTGGAGACATCTCCGTATATTCTGTCCATCGATTGTTTGAATAACTCGTAGCTCCAGTTGAGAGAGAAGTAGACGCACAAATGACAATTTGTGAGAGTGAGTCCTTTATCGGCCGAAGCTGGGTTAGCGACGAGATACTGTATATCTCCACTCTTAAATCTTTGAATTGCTCTGTTTTTATCAGTGAGTGAAGTAGCTCCATATATCGTTGCACACTTCCCTCCGAGCATACTACTAATGATCTCAAACTCTTTCCTGTAGTTTGCCCAGATAAGGAATTGAGAATCTGGATGCATTGCGAGTATGTCTTGAAGCCTCTTAAACCTGTACATATCGAGTAGGTGCCATTCTGCTTGGTCTTCTCCATAGAACTTGTTCTCCTTCATAGCTTGTGTGTCAATCACAAAGCCAGATGTTACCTGATTCAGCTTGTTCAGCTTCGCCGCGCTGCTTGGTGCAGTTAACTTCTTACCATCGGCTACTTCAATGTACAGCTCATTCTTAAGTGTACGGTAGTGCTTCTTAAGCTCATCCGGCATATCAAATTCGACCTCAATGAACTCTCTACCAGGTAGCGTTAGTGCATCCTCTTTGTCAACATACATTGCATAGCTGTGCAGCAGCGCCATGAATTCATCTTTTCTATCTGGACGCATTTGTAGCTGCTCATACTGAGAGAATGATACATCTACAAAGTAGTGCTCTTTGAAGTGCGTCCAGTATGGAGGTACACTGTAGTAGTCAATAGCTTTAAGCTGCATATAGTACTCCCACTCTCCATTAGGCGCTGGTGTACCAGACAGCAGGTAGAAGCGCTTAACAGTCTGTGCAAAATCTACGATAGCCTCACTCTGCTTAGACTTGTAACTCTTCATGTCGGAGCTCTCATCTACAAAGGCTCCTTCAAACTTGATCTGATCAAAGTACTCCTTGTAGGTAGCAAACGACTCAGTGTTAGTTACGTAAATCTGCGCATGGCTTTGTATGGCCTTCAGGCGCTTGGCCTTTGTGCTAGCGTGGCAATTGACCACTTTGATACCTGGTACAAACTTTGCCGCGTCTTCGAGCCATGCGTTTTCAATTAGAATCAGCGGACATATGACCAGCCATTTATGCTCTGGATTATTACGCAAATCATCCAGCATGATCGAGAGGCTCAGTGGCGTTTTGCCTGTTCTAGTATCAAAGAAGAAACAATAACGGTCACGGAGTGCAGCGATCTCGCGACCGAGCTGCTGGTGAGCTCTCAGCGTAAGATGATCGTTAACTACAGGATTGTCTTTATGACCAAACTCCTTCAATGCGTCGACATCTTTACGAATGGCAAGTTCCTGCCTGTAGTACCACTGAACCATGGTCGGTGCTGTGTCGATGTTGTCAGGTGTTAACCCGCGCAGGCGCCGCAGCACCTCTGGTGCATAACGTATAGATATCCCGTGCTCCGTCTTCTTACGGTTACTATGCACAGGATAAAATTCTTGTAGAGCCTCAAGGGTCGTGGTGTCACCAACGTCACACTTAACTACAATGCCTTGAGGAGATAGCTTAATCTTGTTGCTTATTGTAGACACCACCTTACTGATTTAGTACGTCCGAACCACTCGTTCTATATGATGCTTTAAGGTCATCTGCAAAGCTAACATAAATGCCATCCTTAGTCGGTATATCATTCTTAGCATAATAATAGATGTTAGCCATGTGGCAGCCTAAGTACCTCGCTGCCGCGGATACTGACGGAAACGACTTAATAGTGTCACCATTTCGCACTAGCACAGGCCTGCCCATACCATGTGCTGCATTGTGTCTGGCAGTACACCACTCTAAGTTATCTACGGAATTGTTTTTATAATTACCGTCAATATGATTTATAGCCGGAAAGCTGCTTGGATTCGGTATAAATGCTGCAGCGACTAATCGGTGCACTCTATGAGACACCGCTTTACCATCTTTGTGTAACACAACTGTAAGACACACGCCAGAATCCTGCAGCTTAAGTACGCGTGGAGTTGCTATCACGCTAACTTTAATGCGCATTACATTTCCAAGGTTAGATACCTTATACAAACCCTCATAACCAATAACGTCACGCCATTGTTCCATGATACACCTCCAGACATATAAAAAGTAGCTCTGCTCTAAAAACTTTCGTGATAAAGATAACGAGAGTTTCAGCTCTCGCTATCAAAAGTTCGACATATCCAGGTGAGTTACACCTGGATATTAAGATAGTGCAGGCTTATGAGCATTCCACTCATTAGCAGGTTTGGTGACTGTCTGTTCCGCCCGACCGAAATTTTACGTACAGCACCCAATCGGATTTAGAATCCGTTGTCCCGTACAACCTTACGGCTTTGTTTCCACTGACTATTGGTATACAGTCTCTCATCCATTTAAGGCGTAACTACTGGCTGTATACCTCAATATTTACCTGCACTTGGCGCCTGTGGATGGGTTTGAACCACCGACCCGCTGCTTAACAGACAGCCGCTCTTACCACTGAGCTACACAGGCATACTTAATGTTGCCGGGGCGCTGTGCCCCGGCGTTACTCACACAGATCACACAGTAGAATCGTTTGCAAGTTCGAGTCTAATGTTGTCGGCGATAAGAGCAATGAACTCGCTATTAGTGGGTTTGCCCTTGAGACCGGACACAGTGTATCCGAAGTAGCTTGTAAGTACCTCGGTGTCGCCGCGATCCCACATCACCTCAATTGCATGCCGTATGGCACGCTCAACACGTGAAGGCGTAGTATCGAATTGCTTAGCAATAGTCGGATACAAGATACTTGTGATCTGATCAATTGCATTAGCATTCTTTACAGAAAGGATAATAGCTGCGCGTGTGTACTTATAACCTACAAGACTTGCCGGAATACCAAGGCTATGGATTACTTCTGTTACGCGCTGCTCAAGCGTACGCTTAACAGGCGTAGCATGTCTTGTGCCAGCCATCATATCAGACAAGCATGCATCAATGGCGTCAAGCACAAATTCATAGTCTGCACGTAAGTTCTCAGCGCATGTGGCGCCACAGTGATTGTAAGAGCATATGCTCTTATACCTACAAGAGGCGCGATCACCAGAGCACATCGCGAGCTTAACCATTGCCTTCAAAACATTATTCTCTTTTTGCATAACAGTTCTCCTTTTATTATCTCTATGGAGTGTATTTGAGGACTGTGTCCTCTTGGCACTGGTGATTGGGCTCGAACCAATAACATACGCGACTGTCGGCACGCTGCTCTACCAACTTGAGCTACACCAGTATGTAGATGGTGGTTCCTCAGGGACTCGAACCCAGGGCCAGCCGGTTATGAGCCGGCCGCTCTAACCGACTGAGCTAAGGAACCGTTTATTTGACTCGTCAACCTCAAAACGAGTACACACAGCCTCTATACTACGACGCATCAGCGCGGTGGCACTCCGAGCAATGCGTGTCTGTGCTTCCAGTTAAACTGAAGGGAAATTAACTATGCGCTAACCGGGAACCAACCGGCTAGTGAGAATCTACAACGCACTTCAGACACACTGCTTACACATCAAAGCCGTATCTCCTTTTGGTTACGCCAGACTATGTGCGAGCCTGGGTAGAGTGGCACATCATTGTAGACTCTCACTAGCCGGCCTGTCTGACAGGCCGGGCAGCGGAGGGAGGCACTTATACCTCAGCAGCAACCTCGGTGTCGGTTTCCACGTTCTCGTCAGCTGCGTCAGTCTCTTCGACGACGGGATGACGCTTTGCCTTCTCAGCCTTAGCGGCGTCCACACGAGCCTGGTTAGCAGCAATGGTCTCTTCAGAGGCGCCGCGCTGCTTGGCCTTGTACAGGACAGAGTTGGCATTGATGATCTCACGCTTCAGCTGCTCGTCGGTCATATCCTCAAGGGAGATGCCATACAGCTGGCCGCGGCGCTTCTCAGCGGCGGGAACTTCGACTTCGTAGGTGTTATGGCAGTGGGGGCAAGTGACTTCAAAAGATCTGGACATAATTGGTTTCTCCTTTTCGACTTTTATTCAGAGCATTCACTGTGCTCTTTCTAAATATATTATATCATAAATTTCCTCTTTTGTAAACCCTTTCTCCCACGGGTTTTGTCAGAAAATTTTGGATATTTTCTTAACTTTTTACATCTTAACACTCTTAGCATTCTTACACTTTTGGCGCTATCTACAATGGTCTATATGAATTGTTTTTAAAACTTTACTAAATAGTGTGGCGAAGGCAACATAGTACGTTGAAAGGTTGAGAATGCTAAGATCGTTAAGAAAATTAAAAAGTTAAGAAAAGGAAAGAAGTATTATTTAGTATCTATTTGGATATTTGAATTTGGCAAAATTTAAGATAAATATTTATATCTTTATATATTCATTTATTTTAGAATAATACAGCCAATTCTGGAGTGTAGTTATACATGCGGCGCCGCGGCCCAGGCCTCATTTAAACCGATTCTCTTACGCGCGCGTATTATATATATTATAGTATAAAATAAGACGTCTGTAGAACCTGTAGTAAACCTGGGTGAGTTCGTGGGAATAATCTAGGGTATACTTACGCTTTATAATTACGAACCTGTAGCACGTATATAAGTAATAAGAAGACACCTACACATTTCTGTGTAGGTGTTCTTTATTATAGCTTTTTCAGGTAGCTCTTGTGGCAGAAGCCTTCCTTACCGGAAGCAGAGATACCATACAGCCAGGAGCCGGTGTAGTAGCCATAGCACACGAACTCAGAGCCGTTGCGCATTGTCTCAATGATCTTCTTAGAAGTATTGGCGCCGGCGCGCAGCTTCAAACCGATCACAGAGTTTACTCTGTAGTTGCCAGAGTAAGATCTAAGGTAAGACCTTGCGGGATCTACAGTAATGGCAGGCTCAGGCTTCGCAGCGTTGGTGTAGACCACATTACCATCCTTGTCATACACATTGTAACCTTCCGGACATGCATTCTTTGCTCTGTCAGGATCTACAAATGCGCCAAGCTGACTCGCCGCATCGTCCCAGGACTTACGCACACGATAGATCTGCTCTGTGGGTTCTACAGGCTGTACCGGTGCTGCAGGCTTTTTCTTCAAGCCTTTCACTTTTGCAATGCCGTCCATTGTGGCATAGGCTACAAGCTTAGAATATGCATCAGTGATGATGATAGGCGCATCAGTCTTGCTGTCCATGAAACCATACTCCATCAGCACAGCAGCCATTTTGCTCTTTTTCATGGTCAGCCAGTTCGTTGCAATGACAGTGTCATAGCGGTTGCCGCGCAACCCACCGGCAGCAATCACGGCATTGTAGATTGCAGTAGCATACTCTTTACTCTCTTCATCCTTAGGACGGTAGAAAGCTACAACGCCACCGCCGGTACCACCATTTATACCACCATTGTGATGCATGTCGATGTAGATATCGGCGCCCCACTTGTTAGCAGCTGCACAGCGTTCAGGGATATCAATAAACTTCTTGCCGGTGCTGTCGTCAGTACGCAGGATAGCTACACCCTCGTACTCCAGCGCCGCTCTTGCAAAGTGATATGCAACCTGGTCATTGATAGTCCACTCCCGAATGTCGCCAAGACCCATAGATTTAGGAACACCCTTGGGATTGCCAAGGTGATGCCCGGCGCAATATGCGATTTTAAAAGACATAAAACATCCTCCTTTATAGATTTTTACTGTTTATCCCCCTCACAGAAAGCAAGGAACATATCCTCAACCTCCTGTGAAGTAATGCCGTACTCGCTCAGTCCTTTGGGGACTTTGTTATAAGTTTTCATGTGTTAGCCCCCTTTAGGTTTCGGTAATGTAAATTCGAGGACATGGGTATTCGTAACTAGCGTCTTCATACACGCACTTAACGATGGTATTTTTGGTAAGTGTGTGTGCATAAACAATGGAGTCGCCTTCTCGTAACTTATCCCCTTTAACCTCAACCCCATTTACATAGATACTTGCCCTTGTGTCTTCGGTGTGACGATTATCGGAACTGATTTTAACACTTATATAACCGGAAGAAACCTGTACTGTAGCACCAGTAGTTTCCCAGTCATTATAGACAAATTTACCTGTTTCTGTATCGAACACGCTCACGGACATGAACCAATAACTGTCATTGGACCAATCGTCTATTGTAACAGTTAACTTCTTTACCGCACTCCACAGCACCCTACCGCTAGCATCCGCAATCTGCGTAACCACACCCTCGGGTATGGTCAAGCCTTGTAACGTGGAAAAATCTATAGAGATATACCCAGCGGCAAAACTACCTGTTCCTGCATTTGTATAAAATACACCATTCACAAGGTCGTACAAACCCGCAACGCCAGAGGAATTTTTACATGGTACATAGTCACGAACAAGGGTGCCGTTGTCATAGATTTGACAGGAATACAAGCGAGAAGCGCTAGGGGTCTTCATCAAATCCTTTTCGTTAACAGCAAACAGATACATAGTATAACTACACGCAAATTCCTCATAACTTCTGGTGACAGAAAGAGAATCACCGAAATACAAGGTGTTTTTATCCATTACGATAGTAATGCGGTCTCCCGGGGCGTCCGCCTTAAGTACTGAATAATCAGCATTATAAAACATACGGTATGTCTTTGCTTCGGTGTGATAGTAAAAACCATACGTTTTACTTGCGGAACTAGTGCGAGCACCAAATAATGATTGCCCAGCTTCGCCAGTCAGCATACTTACATATTGAGCATCCATAACCACCTTTGTATCTTGGTTCGGTATAAATCCCGTATCAATATACTGTGTTCCTGTACTCTCAATGTATTCTAACTGTGTATATCCGCTCGGAAGCGTCATTTCACATACATCTCCTTTGTTACGATGCTACCATCTTCTAGGGTGAATACAAAGGGTTCGGTTTTAAGGTCTGTGATCTGAGAAACAGTGTGATAGTGAGTACTCGGCGCAGCTTTTACCTCCGTGCCGTCTTGCTTGACAAGCTTACCGTTAACATACCGTACACTGTTACACGCTTCTGCAAAGCACACTTCCGGTGTAAGGTACGTACCATTGTAGGTAACTACACTGAAGTCCTTTATACCTTCAATAGACACGAGACACACACCTGCTGCGTTATACCCGTGGATATAGTCTGCGCCCTTAACAGCATGATCGACCGTATAGGTACTTCCATTAAATGTTAGTGTTGCCATAAGATCGCCTCCTTAAGGTAAATCAGACATTGCCTGGGCACCGCTGTAGATGCGCCCACCCATTGCTGTAAAGTAAGCAATGCTGCTTACCTCCATATTTATATCTCCAAATGCAACTATACTACCACCCTGGCAGCTGATACCATTGGCATTGTTGTCGCCACGAAGGTCCATTGCATTAAAGATACTTGCATCATCTACAACAACAGCGAAGCTACTATTGTCATGACATGCTACAGATGCAAGTGACAGTCTGGAACTGTAACCTACACGAACATAGGAACCGCTAACAACTAAGCTACCATTGCCTACAAGAGATGCACCATCCATGATGAATACAGCAGAGCTGGTTGTAAGCACAATATTAGTCAAGGTGCAGAAGCAACCCTCTACACGTAGGCTATTCACATTGACTGTACCATTTGAGCCGTTGATAGTCAACGGCCCGTCAAAGCCTTTGATCGTGACAGCCTCAGGGTACGAGCCAGCTGATATACTGAGAATTACACTCTTACCATTAAGGTTACAAGGAATGCTACCAAGAGCTTTGGTGATAGTTTTGAAAGGGGCAGAAGCACTACCTATACCAGTAGTATCATTACCAGTAGATGCATTTACGTACACAACACGGTCAGCTCGTAAGCCATCAATGTTGTATAGCTCGAGCATGTTACCCTCCATGCGATTTAGATCAGAGTATCTGACGCCATCAACGGAAGTCCAGTCTGTTTTAGGTGTTTGCCAAGCCATTATATCCCTCCTTAAGTATTTAGGTCAGCTATACCCGTCAAAGCACCATTCCAGAAAAGCTGATGACGGCGTATATTATAGCGGTTATCAGGCGCGATGCCATCCAATAGAAGAATTGGATCATTGATAGAAAGTGCAATGTCACCGCGGTACATTACAGTTGCATCATACTTGTCTGTAGTGGATAAGCTGAAGATACGATCAAGTATGAGCTGTGCCAAGCTACTGGTCTGTATGAAGTCAGCTTTAACTTCCCTAGGAATAGTACCATTGAGTCGTATGCTGCTCTCATCTCTTCGTGTTAGTACAGCAGTGTTAGACACGTCAAGTGCAGTACCAGTGCACTTTATAGAACGAACGTTACCTGTACCAGTGAAGGTAATGTCAATGCCCCAGGAGTACACTTTATAAGAGTAATTAACAGTAGAGTCTTTGTCTATGGTAACTACAATATCAGAGATGTACGGGTGACTGAAATTAAGCTTTCGTGTTGACACTGTAGATACGTCAAACAGAAGCGTATCACTGACAAGCTCAGAGTTCTCAACTGTCTGTGGGATATGCACTTCAATGTTAACCAGGTTAGGCAGCGCGGTGTACAAGGATCCATACTCTTTACTAATAACATTGGTACTGTCAGACCAAGTGTCATAGTAGTAGTCAAGGTGTAGCTTCTGTGGCGCAGCACAGATGATACCCTCTTTATCACAGTAGATGTGCATAGGGTACGCATGACTTATTTTACGAAGTGCTGCAGCATGATTAGAAGGATCGAACCATGCAAACGGAATTGCAACATCATACAAAGCAGGATCTACACTCCATTGCAGGAAGTCAAGCTGCTTCTTAGCATCTGTCAACACAATGTCAATGAGTTCACCAAGAGATTTATCCTGGTACATGTAGTGCTCTTCAAATGTTGTAGTACCAAGCAAGCCAATAGTATCAAAGCCAACAACTGTTGCTGTCAGATTACCTACAGGAACATTCCATCTGTAAGACCAGTAAGTGCCTTGCTTGTACCACTCAATTTCTCCAGGAGAAACCTCAACGCCTAGCCAGGGCTCTATCTTACGGTTACGGCGAAGCTGTCTAGCAACTGCAGATGTAGTGTTGTTGAAGTAAAACTCACCATGACTGTTATCAAGAACAATAGTAGCCTCATTAGCAGAAACACCACCAAGAGCTTCTATCTCGTCATCATACGTCAACTCTTCGAGAAGATCAATGCTCATTAAGTCACTGACATCATCGTAGCCTCTATACAAGAAGGTAGAGGTAACGGGCACCTCAAGTATAACTACTGGGAAGTTCGGCTTTGTGACCTTCGTAACACGCACAATTATTGTCTTAGCAGAAATAGCTTCATTGTTTACCTGAACAGCGCTAGATGCATTACCTACAATAGGTACCAGTGTAGAAGTGTCATCGTCATGAATGAATTCTACAGTGAAGTCCTCTGCTACACAGCCATGGGAGTCATCAAAGTGCAACGTCAGAGGCATGATGGCACGTGTAGCGAAGTCTATACGTAGATAAGGCACTTCACTGAAGTTACCATTCTGGTCGCTAGCAATTCCGGACACCCAGCCAACCTGGCTGTGCTCAGACATAGCAGTAAAACTGCCATCCAATACGTTGTCATACAAAGTAAACAGCTTACCTTCTGTAACGTACAGGCCGTCCATAACCTGGTCTTTATTGCTGTTATAAGCCTCCATGTTAGTGCTTATGGTAGTCTCACTGTCCAGCATTGGGTCTGTGTATGTGATATACACTTTGCCATATATGCGACGTGAAGGCTCCTTCATACGTGCATGCACATTGATTAAGTAACTATCACCACTAGCAGCTACAAGAGCACTATCATACGTAGTGTTGATGATGTTCTTGATATGTGAAGGCATTTCGGCATCCACAAGCCTAAATACATCAACAGCGCCACCTATAGTGTTCTTAATGTGTACGTTGTGGTCAGCTACAAGAGCGAATATGTCATTACAAAATACAGTATTGACCACTGTAGATACAGGGCTTTCCTTAATGATGACGTCATCTCTGGAAATTACGCATAAACCAACGCTAGACTCAGAGGCTTCCTTAATGGCTAGTGTGTCAGTAGACTGGACTACATATGCTATGTAGGATTGCTCCTCAGCATTGCTTACAACAAGAGTGTCTCGTCTGCTGAAGTGCTGCGCATAGGTCACCTCACTAGTCTCAGATACAGAAATGTCAGCACGATCGGAACGACGCACGTAGTCAGGATCATAGACATTGTAGATTCTAGCGGCGCTGCCATCATGGCTTACTTTGGTGACAGTTATGATGTAGTGGGTAACTACAAGAGTCTTAGACAGATAGTTGATGTATTCTGCTTTGTCATTTGCAGTTTCTGTAATTGTATGGAGAAGAGTATCGCCATTATAGAACTGAACAGTAAAGGCTACAGGGTAGTTATACTGGCTACTGGTCAAGCGAAACGCATTGATAGTATTATTCTCATTTACAGTAACTACAAAAGGCTCTAGTAGCGTGCCATCAGCATTAGAAGCCGAGGCGCCCCAGAGGCCAACATCACCAGATATCGGAAAGTATGAGCCATCAAGTACATTGTCAGATAAAACAAAATACTTACGATCTTCTACAACAGAAGTCTCATTGACAAGGCCTACAGAACTTTGAAGAGGCGTAGAATAATTGTATTTGTTTGCTACATAAGACATTATGCTACACCTCCATTAGTTTATCCGAGCGTGAATGTTATCTGAACATCGAGCACCCATGTCTGGTTACTCTGCTTTGTACCATTGCTCTCAACGACGCGGTTCAGCATCACACCGCCGGTCGCTGCATTGAAGATACCCCACTCATTCCAGGGGAAGTTTGCATCGCCAGGAGCAAAAGTGGATCTGAAGTTTACTACAGGCGGAGTCACAGTCGGGAAACCGACGTCCATAGCTTTTCTCGCCTTGTTAGTGCCCTGCAGATCAGTTTGGCCAGCAGCAAATGCAGCTGAGCCGTCGCCAACGCCAAGACGCGCATTGGAGTTAGTGAAGGGTGTGCCCTGACCTACTGCGGCCTGGGACAGGAAGTTTATGCCTGCTGTTGTGAGTGCCATAATGCTTTAGCCTCCTCATTAGTTAATTCAACTTCATGTTTTTCAGTGCCGATAAGATTGCCCTTATCGTCAAGCTTAGTGATAGTAACGAGCGCCTTAGCGCGGAGATTCAAGCCTTCCATTACTCGCTTACCTCTCTATAAGATTGAAAGTTAGGTTTTTCCATACTGCATTTTTACCGCTCATGAAGTGTAGATCAGCAGGTATAGAACCTACATACACCTCAGCGGATTTAGATTGACCACGTTCAGGATACTGAAGAGTAAAGAACAACTTGTCACTATCATATATAGCAGCAAGTATTACATCAAAGTCTTCAGCAGTTATAGCTTCGTACGTAAAGTAAAACTTACGCTTCTTTGCTATCAGGTCACCTACCATGGAAGCATTTGACAAACGCTCCATGGTGGTGACATTGTATCGCTCAATCTTAAAGGCAGAAGGATTCTTAATATGGATACCATTTATGATAAATTCCATACAGCGCCTCCTAGACACCTTGTAGACCCTTACGGGCATCCTCTTGAATTTGTATAAGCTCAAACTTCTTATACAGCTGGCGCAAGCCACGCTCATCAGCTACCAGAGTGCCAACATACATCGGAGGCAGGTTATTGCCGCTATTACCAGCATTATTTATCTGCGCAACGATAGGCGCTAGGCTTCCTACAATACCATTAGAGACTGCATCTACAAACGGTTGCATAGCTCTAGCATTTTCCAGAGGTATGACTGCCTCAGCCTTGTTACCTTCAGCGAAGCGCGCGATATGCTCTCTATCAAAGACGCCGCCGTATGCGTGACCAGCTTTGACAGAGAACGAACCGCCTCCGCCACCTGATCCGCCGCCGCCACTAGTAGAGGCGCTAACGGAAGCAGATTTGCCATCCCATAAGCCATTCCACCAAGCGTTTATGCTGCTCTTAAGGCTGCTGAACCAACTACTGATACTGCTGAAGAGAGTGCTAAACCAACTCTTAATGTGTTCCCAACCAGACTTCCATGTAGATACACTGAACAGTTTAGCCCACAAGCTCTTGATATTAGCAACCATGGTAGAAAACCAGCTACTTATATCAGAATACATTGTAGCGAACCAGCTTTTAACCTTAGTCCAACCGGTAGTCCAGTTAGCATAGTTAAAGGTATTGCCCCACCATGTCTTCACGCTACTCTTAAAGCTTGTAAACCAGCTTGATACGTTAGACAGTGTGCTGCTGAACCAGCTCTTGACGCGCTCCCAGCCAGCTTGCCACTTGCTTGAGTCAAACGCAGAGTTCCACCAGCTCTTGATGCTATTCTTAAGGTTCGTAAACCAGGTGCTTATGTTAGAGCGAGTAGTAGAAAGCCAAGTGGTAATCTTATTGGCAAGGGTGCTCAATCTAGTAGCAAGGTTCGTGATAGTAGTGGTAAACCACTGCTTACAGTTATTAGTGATACTACCTAACCAAGAACCAATGTTGCTTATCAGGTTAGTGAACCAAGTACGGACATTATTTAGCGTTGTAGAGAGCCATGTAGTAATGTTAGTGCGCGTATCAGTCAACCAGCCGTTTATGCGCTGTGCTGCAGCTATGCAGAAACCAACAATGACGTTTTGCGCGTCTGTCTTAAACTTGTTAAAGGAATCTACAACGCTATTCTTCCAGCTACCAATACGAGCCGCAGTGTCGCTTGCCCAATCCTTAATAGCATTTATGGCATTAGTTTTCCACCAGGTCATCTCATTAAGGGTATCCAAGCGCCACTTCTGATAACCGGCAAATGTGCTTGCAATCCACGAGGTAATGCTGCTAAGTGTCTCAGATTTCCAGTTCTTAAAGCCAGTCACAGTGTCTGTGAACCAAGTAAACAAGCCAGAGAACGTATCAGAGAACCAAGTAGTGAAGCCGGAGAACGTATCAGAGAACCAGGTAGAGAAACCAGAAGAAGTCTCAGACCACCAATCGGATAGCGTGTCGCGGTTTATAGAGCTCCAGTCACTGAATGTAGCTACTGTATTGCTCCACCAATTGGACAGGCTGGACATAGTGTCACTGAACCAGGTGGAGAAGCCAGACGTGGTGTTGCTCCACCAAGTAGAGAAACCATTTGTAGTACGGCTAAACCAACCAGTTAAGCCAGAGCTAGTATCTGTAACCCACGTAGAGAAGCCAGTGTAGGTTCTGGACCACCAATTAGCCAGTCTATCAAGACTAACCTGTGCCCAGTTTCCTATTCTAGCACCGAGTTCTACAAAGAATGCAGATAGAGCATTATCTTCAGGGTCAAAGTACTCCTTGATAGGTTCCCAGAAGAGACCCACAAGGCCACCAGCAAAAGTACCTATTGCAGAGCCTATCAGCATACCAGCTGGGCCTCCAATGACACCGCCAATAATGGTACCTATCAAACTACCAATGGTTTGGCCAACCTTAGCAGTGTCTGCATCAGCAGTGGAGAACTTCTCCTCCATGGTATTCCATAGTAGATGCGCAATGCCATCAACTACAAAGCCTATAGCAGCACCAATGAGGCCGCCCTTAAGAAGCGCTTTACCACCAGTTTGCTTGAGCATTCCAGCAAGCATCTTAAAGAACTCGTCAATGGACCCAGAAGAGGCGAGTACTTGTATAACTTCCTTTAAGCTAGCACTCATTGCTTTAGCAATGGCTTTACCAACACCTACAATGGCTCCAACGCCGATGTTGCTTATGGCACCTTCTAGGCTCTCAAATATTACGCCAGCTATAGTGCCGACGCCAGCACCAATCTTTGCTCCGAGTATAGGCTGACCAAAGATGCTACCAATCAAAGCGCCAAGCACGCCACCTATTAGTGCACCCCAGCCACCGGCTGCTATCTTGCTTTTAAGTCCATCACTCAGGCCTCCGAGCAAGCTATCACCAAAGTCGCTGATATAATCACTAAAGTCAGGAATTTCAGGTATCAGAGCGTCACCAAGCCCACCAAAGCCATCAATGAGATCATTCAGGTCATCAAGGACTCCTCCACCAATGCCTCCGCCACCAGAGCCGGAGCTAGTTGGCGTATTGAGCTTAAAGACTTCATCAAAGGACAAAAGACCAGCAGTCTTTTTAGCCGCTTTACCAGCACCAGCTATGCTGTCTTCTAAATCTTCAGCATTCTTTTCGCCTTCCTCAAGACGGTTGTTGAATCTGTCAAGAGCATCATTACCATTATTGATGTCTTGTTCAACCTTCTGAAGCATATCACTACCAGAAGAGCCTGTAGCACCTGCTAAGGTGTCAAACAAGCCAGACAAAGAAGAACTTGCATTAGAGGAAGATACGGAGACACCTACAAGTGCCACACCTAACATACCAAGCAGAGATAAGATTGGGTGCTTAGCTATGATAGATGCAAGAACTACAAGTGCCTTGGATAGACCGTTTACAGCTTTTGTTACAGCAGTGATTACCAAAGCTCCCATTGCTTGTACACGCATTACTACAAATGCTGCAGCAGCACCTACAAGAGCTATACGAAGCATAGCAGCGCCTACACTGGTACTAGCCATAGCATTCACAAGAATGGCAATAGCGTTAGTGACAGCTGTAATAGCAGGAACAACGGCATTAAATACAGCTACAAAGACCTGCGTGAAATTACCAAATACCTGCCCTGCTGCCTTACCAAGAGACATAACAGACATAAACAGGTTTCTGATATTTGCAAGGAATGTTCTGATAAGTGTCTGAGTACCTTCATCAGGAACGAGGTATTCAAACACACCGCCAATGCCACCAGCGTCAAACTCACTGCGAATAGCATTCAGTCCATCTGCTATATACGCTAAGAAGGACTTATATGCAGTAGTGATAGGTGACAGCATCTCAGCGCCTACTACCTTAAGGGTATCTACAATCTTAGCCTCAAGGCCAGTGATTGTAAGCATAGCTGCGTCACCAACAGCACCGAAGTTCTCATTAGCATAGTCGACAATAGCATTGATGACTTCCTCAGCAGGCAGGTTGAGATCACCTACTCGACCAAGGTCTTCCTCAGACAAGCCAAACTTGCTCTGAATTATCTCCGTGATAGGGACGTATGCGTTAGCGAGCTGACGCATTTCTTCAGCACTTAACTTACCTTTGGTGTAGATCTGACCTAATGCAAGGGCAATTCGATCAAGCGCCGCAGAGTCACCAGACATAGTACCAAGGTTGGTAAGGCCTTCCATGATGAACATCAAGTTCTCATATTCCAGGCCATATGCAAGCAACTTCTTGGATATACCAGAAAGATCCTGGTAGTCGAAGATAGTTTCTATTGCATGCTCCTGCAGCACAGCCATAAAGTCAGATGCAAGACTCGCATCGCCAAATAGTGCACTATACGTAACGTGTGCATAGTCAAGCTGCTTATTAAATTCCCATAAGGCATTTGTAGCTTCTCTAATAGCACCTACGCCAGCATAAAATGCCTGAGAAATAACAATGCCACGCGTTATATTAGCGGTATCATTAAGACTGCGATTGAAGGTTCTTATCATGGCATTGGCACTTTCATAGCCAGGATTCTGAGCCCTAATAACGCTTTGCTGAAAGTTAGCAAATCGCTTTAAGTCTTTTGATGCCGTATTTAGTTTAGAGGCAAAATCAGACATATTAAGTCTAAGTTGTGCCCACACTGTTGCGACAGGTCCTGCCATGAAAGTACCTCCTTACCAGCCTGGTATTTGGTCTATAAAGCCAAGATCAGTAGACTTACCTACACTAGGCTTATCCTTGCCTTTACCACTGCCACGCATCTGCTTTAGTATATCCTCGTGCACAGCAAGTTGAGAAGCAAATTGTCTAGGCGTTAATGTCCAGGTTTCTTTATCCGTGTACTCCAACCAAACGCGCCCAACGTATATGATGTATGGCCAATCCCAACCGTCTCGGTTGGGATTAGACATAGCATCAGCGTCGGGATTTACCCGTTTGGGACATTAACGTCTCCATTTTCGTCCTTCTGCGGCATATCCTCGGACAGCACCTCAGACATGGACTGCATGATCTGCTGCATAGACTGCAGATCAATAAGGTCTCCGACTTGCTTTTCAGTAAGACTCTCATCGTTATAGTGCAGGAGACCTGCCCACATGATGAATCTAGCAGCCTTGATACTACCCTCGTCCAGCTTCTTGAACGCGGCATCTACACTGCCATACTTGTCTTCCATCTCAGCCATAGCATTGAGGGTGAACCGAAGCTCACGCTCAACGCCGTCATTCAGAGTAATAGTCTTTACTCTGGGTTTTACGTCTCTTAAGTTAGACATTCGACTTTCCTCCTAATAACGGAATAATTTTTGTTAGGTAGCTGCAGCAGGGAACACAGGAGCTTCGAACCAGGATTCCATAACGGAAGCCTTAGCTTCTGCGTTATCGCCGTCCAGCTCATACTTCCAGGGACGCTTCTGCTTACCGTTGACAGTATAAGCATATTTCAGCTTAGTGAACTGACCGGAAATAGTATCAGACTGGAAGTTGATGCTGTCACCCTTGGTCTCATTGTTGTCCTCAGGTTCAGTGAATCTGCCCTTGTAGAGCCACACATACCGGTACTTACCGTTGGACTTCAGTGTACGGAAACCGATCGCCACGTAAGGCGGCACGTCATTGTCACTATACACCACGGCACCGTTGCCATCGATCTCATGCCCGAGCAGATCAGCCTTGTTCTGCGTGGTCAGCTCGTTCTTCTGGATCTCGACGTCAATCTTACCGAGAGTAGTGGCGGTTTCCATGGGGCCATCATCAGCGAACAGGGTCTCCAAAGAACCGTTGGGGTTGATATTGATGGACATAACACCGGGAGCAGCATTGACTTCACCGTATACAGGCGCCTGATCAACAGTGTCTTCGGTAGTCATCTTTGCATACACGAGGTTGTCACAACCAATTCTTGTAGCCATTTCCTTACCTCCTATTCTAAGATATTCGTAGTTATTCCAAGATTAAAGCAGTAGATTACTCTATTGCTCTCGTCCTGCGAAAGTTTAAATGGGGTCTGTCTAATATAGACTTGTCCCCAGAGAGAGTCGGTGAAATCTACACGTAAACTCTCTGTTGTGGACTTAAAAATATCCACAAGCTGCCATGCCTTAGACCTTGCTGTATTGGCGTCTTTATCGCGCACTTTAACCTGAACAGACCTATGCACGCTAGTGGTGAACTGTGACACAGGAGAACCGGCATACTCATGAAATACAACAACGCTGTCTGGAGCTTCAGGCATGAAGTCTCTAAAAGAATCATCGCCGTCACCTACAAGGACACCCTTACTAATACCATACGTAACCAAAGATTCAAGCAGTGTCATTACGGGTCTCCTTAATCAGTAGTAGGCAGTATTGATTGCCCCTCTATTGCATATCTCCAATGAGTTTCTGCAACACGCTTAAAATTGGACTCTGCATAGTCTCTAACAGGATCCTCAAGAAACTTAGCCTTGCCTCCATTTGGATGCTTTGCATCTAAGTCCTCATGCACTTTATATGCATAGGCGGAGGCAGACGCTCTTGATACAGGATTCAGCTTGTCACTTGCATATCCTACGCCAGCCATACCAGCATAACCAACGATACCCTCATACGTGTAGCCCTTTACACCGCTTCTACGCTGAACAGTGTAGAACGCAGTGGAGGCTAATGTGCCAGTATCACGAGGTACTTGATTAAGACTCTCCTCCAAAATATCTTTGCAAGCCTGTTCAGTACCAGCCTTAGTTGCCCTACCAACATTACGCAATAGAACTTCGAGTGAAGAAGCAAACTTACGCTGTTCATTTGGAGAAACATAAAAGTCTAAACGCATTACAGATACACCACCCTAATGTCTACCTTACCGTTCCTATAGTAATCAGTGATCCGATGAATTGGTCGCACTTCACTATTAAAAATTATCTCATCGGTAACTTTTATCAACTCATCACCAGGTAGGTAAAGCTGAGTCGTAGATGTAACTTCTGCGCCAGATGCATCAGTGATAAGCTTGACATCACCTACAGGGTAGCATAATGAATCAACAGCATCACCGAATATCTTAGAGCCAGCTCCATCACGCTTTACGAATGGCTTTATCTGATATGGTACAGATATCCAGGACTTTAAGCTAGCGTACATACTTACCACCTCCAGGACGAGGCCACTGGGGGTTACTAAACATTCCCTTTCGGAAAGTTTTTGGGTAGCTGTAGTTAGGAGGCGAAACGCCGCCAATAACTACAAGGTGCTTATAGTAGTCAGCTTGCTCCTTAAAGAACTTTAAGCGATCAGTAGGATCCTCAGACTGTGGGCCGAGCGAACGCTTTATATCGCGTGCAAATAAAGTAGCAGCACGGTTAAATAGCTGGTACTTGCATGTATTAGTACCTTCTCCGTAGGTATCAATGATGTACTGGATCTCTTCATCCTGCATGATAGGATTGCTTGCATCGGTATCACCTACGAGGAATCTAGCTTCATCGATTGGGCTATCCATAGGATTGCCGGAATAAGAAAACGACATCAATAACACCTCCCTACTTAACTACTACCTTAACTACAGGCTTAGCCTCTTCAGATTTGGTATCCTCCGGCTTGTTCTCACCTGGAGTGCCTTCGTCAGACTTATTCTCATCGGGCTTGTCACCATCAAGATTGACAGACGCATCAGGTACGCCACCAATAGCTGCAATTTCGACGTTCATACGTACCTTGAAGTATTCACGCCACTTGCTGAAGTTATGCTCGGTAACCTCAACAATTCGTCCCTCAGCTACACGGGACTTAAACCGCTTGATGGCGGCCGGCTCAACTACAGAGCCGGGCGCCATCATTTGGCCAAGATTTCGAAACGGTCTTCGGACAACGAACATTAAGCAACGATGTCCTTGAAGAACACGCCCAGATCCTTACAGATCTGCTTAGCGTCAAAGGCAACTTCGCCTTCGATACGCTCAGTGCCCAGGCCGAGCATGTCCATAGGCAGACGAACGATACGGTTGCCGTATGCACCGGAGCCTTCCAGGCCAGTCCATGCAAAGATGTAGCCAGCAGAAGGCTTACGCAGAGCAGGACGAGGATTGCTGTAACACAGCAGAGCGTGCTTGCCCATGATGAAGTCAACAGAAGCATCGGCACCCTTAGCAGCGGAGTTGACGACGGACCATGCAACGTAGACATGATCGACCTCAAACAGAGTGCCAAGCAGGTCAGCAGTTACGATGCCCTTCTGGGTGTACTTGATGCGATCCAGGATGTCCTCATGATTCTTCAAAGCATTGAAGGCATAGGGAGACAGGACCAGAGTGTTGGGCTTGAAGCCAGTAGCACCAGCCATAGCAACACCAGCACCAGTAATGTCACCGATGGGGTCAGAGGTAGGCATGTTCCACTTGATAGCCACGCCCTCAGCGGCAGCATCGCCACCAGCGATCTCAGTGCCCCATACGCCAGCCTTGAAGAACTTGGTAGCCCATTCCATCTCACGACGAATCAGCATCTTCTGGGTGACGAAGTCGGTAGCGTCCTTATCTGCATCCAGAGGCTCATCGTAGTTGGCGCGCTCCTCAGGAGTGACGTCCTTGTGGAAGGCGTGCTTACGGCAGTAGTAAGGATCACTTGCCTCAACACCGTAATCGCCGCCGGCGGACTCAGTCGCAGCGCCACGGACCTGAGCTTCATCACGCATGAAGTCAGCCTTGTTGTAAATGTAGAAAATATCGGACTGGCGCTTAACGGGAACGATAGGGAAAACCTTATCGGCGATAAACGCACTTGCATCCTGCAGGTAGGAAACAGAAATGTTTGTCAACGCGCGATCAACATGCGCATTCTGCATAGTAGGCATTATCTACTCTCTCCTTTCAAATTAAAGCTTGACGGTGATCAGTTCACCGGCAGCAGTGGCAGAAGTCAGGGCAATAGCATTGCCTTCACCAGCAATAGCCTGACCAGTTGCATTGGAAGCAACAGCGACACCAGCAGTAACGGCACCACCGGCCTCAACCATTACGATGCCATCAGCAATTTCCAGGACCTGACCTGCAGCGGCCTTGTTCATGGAAACACCAATAACCGGGGTAGAAGCGGTAGCAGTGATACCGTTGCTGTTTGCGTTTGCAGAAACAAATCTGAAACGCTCAACATCAGCGCCAGCAGGCAGGCTGAAGCGCTGACCAGGAATTTCAAAAGCGAACATTATTTAGCACCTCCATTTAAGTATTCACGGTACAGCTCAGGATACTCATCCAGAGCGATGGACATAGCCTTTTCAATTGTTACAGAGTCGCGCTTAGCGATCTCAGTAGCCTTTGCTTCAAGCTTGCCCCAAGCTTCATCAGAAGTTGCAAGTGCGGAAGTCGCCGCACCGTTACCAGCATTCTTACCGACTTCGGTCAAAACGCTAGCTTCGATAGCACTGTTGATGGTAGTCAGCAGATCTACAATTTCGGGTGTGCAGTTCTTCAGGATGCCTACAAGCTTCTCCTGCTCAACAGGAATAGCTTTCAGGGATGCAGCCTTTGCAATAGCAGCAGCTTCGGCCTTCTCTTCGTTAGCCTTACGCACTTCTGCCTCGGCAGCTTCCTTCTGCATACGCATCTTCTCAAAGAGAGCACGTGCAGCTTCAGGCATACTCTTCATAGTCTCAGTCTCATCAAAAGACGCAGACTTCTTAGGCTTGCCACAGGCCTTACACTTACCGTCTTCATCAGCTTCACCGTCGCATTCGCACTCAGTGGACTTGGCCTTATACGTTTCAAGTTCAGCATTGGCAGTAGCCAGCGCTTCATTTGCCACATTAAGCAACGCATCCTTGTCGAGGCCGGACTGCTCGGCTGCTGCAAGATCAGCATTTGCCTTAGACAGTGCTTCGTCCTTAGCGTCGAGAGCCTGCTGAACTACTTCAGCGTGTTCAGGCTTCAACTTACTCAGGATCTCATTAAGCTCCATTGGTGTAATCGTCTCCTTTCGTTTATAAAGTTCTATGAAAGCAGCGGAATTCGCTCCTTCATCTACCAAGTCGACCCGCTCTACAATCAGGTCCAGGAGTTCATAAGCCATCAAAAATCCTCCTATCTTATTATATGCGAGTTAGCCAACGTTTATAACCTTACAGCTTAACTCTTTTGGCCGTACCCTGTATGGAGAACATACGATAGGTGCCATCCTTTACCTTTGCGAACACTTCAGGGTCATGTACTTTAACAGTAATGAACCAGCCCTCAGGCACGACGCCTTCAGGAATGCCAATGGCCTTCTGCTTTTCTTTGGTAAGCACAATGGACTCGACAACTGTGCCCTTGCTGTTACCGCGGTGCATTTCGCCACTGCCGCGATAGTCAAGCATAAAACCGATAGCAGCTTTCTCAAGAGTCTCAGGAGCAATGACATCATCCTGCCAGTCAAGTGGAGCATTGCCATCCTTGTCAAGAGCGACATTAGCCCAGCCACTAACAAGCTGCTCATCATCACGCGCCTTGTAGACATCAAAACCTACGCTTAAGTAGACGTCATTACCTTCTACAGGCACTGTCTCATAGCTGTTGACAGAGCTGCTTCTGCACACAGTCTGACTAGAACCATCATCACGATAGATGCTAATCTCCTGCTCATGGAAAATCCGTTCAGTATTTACAATAATAGACAACGTAATACCTCCTTACGTATACCGTTGGTCGTTTTGCTCAAGCAACTTTTGAGCAGTATCATCTGGGTCATCACCAGTAGCCGCCTGCTTATTGTCTTTTTCACCCTGCATTGCATAGACACTCTCAAATGTCTGGTCAGACATACTCGGGAAGCCCATGATGTGCCATAAGTGACCCAGTAGATCTTTGTCTTTTGCAATGTTAAGACCCATTGCACGCAGCATAAGAGCAACCTCCTGAACAGAGGGCATCTGGATGCCACTAGGAACAATCTCAGGAAGTTCTACAAGACCAGGAAAACTGTTCATAGCAAACAATCTGGGAACTGCAAATGCATTGAAGACATCAGCAATGTTACTGACCTGAGCCTGTAGAGCTGCAGCAAGCAGAGACTGCTTAGTATCTGCAAGCGCGAAAGAACCTGTACGGTTGTTACCAATAAGGATGATATCAGAGAGCATCGTGATAGCAATGCGGTTATCATAACGTTCAATGGTCTCACCAATATTGATCTGCCTAGAGGAGCTAGAGGCAAGAAGCTTGAGCTCCCAACCAGGTGGCAGTAGGACACCTTCTTCGCCATCACGACGTACAGAAGCTACAAGGTTTTCCGCATCAGCTTTCATCTTGACCATTTTTGGGTCTGCATCATTCCATAAGTCGAGGCCCTCAGGTGCAGTAAGAACAGGAAAACCAGCAAGGTCACGTTCAATGCCAATGCCCTCAATTTCTTCGAAATGCTTTTTGAAGAACCAAGAGCGATATGCATTACGCAGCATAGACTTACCTTCAGGATTGTCCTTACTTACGCGAGTGCGGAACAGAAGCCCCTTAGACATCGGGATGCGAACAGTGTTGAAGTCAGGCTCGCAGCGCTGAATGAAGGCTTGTACATCACCCTCTTCATCGAACTCCCACTCAGCAAGAGACGTTTGTGCTCTACAAGGCAGCCGACGCCAGCCAATGCGACCATCAGAGTACTTGCTACGGTACTTGCTGTTAGTCTCACTAGGTCCACGCCTTACTTTGTACACAATTTCATGGAAACTGAATCCATACACAAGCATAGACAGAATCTCACAAATCGTGTTTGCCCAGGACATGTCCATATCATCCATGCATTCGCGTAGGAACTTCGCTGCCTCATGATCTACAGGTGACTTTCCCATAGGTTTGACTTCCCATGTACAGCCTCGTATCAGCATCTCTGCCAAATACATGACTGCACCGATGACTGCATCGTTATCAGCCATCTCCTGGTATACACGTCCGGCTCCGGGCCATCTAAGCTCAGGCAAGAAGTCTTCGTAGATGTACGGACCGTAGCGTCTAAGACCAGAAACGCCAAGCGGTTTGAAATTTTGTGGTGTTTTAGGCACGTGTTTACCTCCTATCTACGGAATTTTGACCAGTAACTACCTCCGGATTTCTTAAGTCCAGTAGGTGTACGCTGTAATGTATTGCTTCTGAAGTAATTGAATGCTCCAGAAAATCCGTCTATTGTATCATCATGTGAGCCATAAGGAAATAGGTCTGCTTCATCAAAAAATGGCAACATGTTTCTACACCTGTCAGATATCATGATTCTGCCTGCTTGTGCAGCGGCAGAAGCAGCTCTAGAACGCTCAACCTTAGAGCCAGATGCAGTCACACCGAGCACGTCATAGCCATTGAGCACGTTGCGCATATAGTGGTCAGTGGTTATCTTACCAGAGGAACCAGGCTCTTCCTCAATGCGTATAGCACAGGAGTAGCCATCGAGCTCAGCAGTCTGACGCACAATGTCTTCAAGATCACCGGGTGTCTTCTGAACGCGCACGATATCCTCAATCCAGTATATGCCCTGGTAATGGGCCATCTTGAAACCTACAGACCAGTCAGGCTGGCGCTTATCGCGTCCCTTACCAGTACGCTTTGCAGGGTCTGTAGATGCAAAGTCCCAATGTCTAACATGAGTAGCAGCATCTGGTATCTCATGATGTGGCACAATATTGAACCAATGTCTATCAAGCAGGTCACCAGAAGCTTTAATTTCCCAGTTACCATTTAACAGCTGCTCACGCTCTATAGGATCAAGTTCCTGTAGAGCCTCCTTATATGCCTCAGCATCAAGATACGGGTTATCATCCAGGCCGGCGCCAATAAAAATACGACCATTTTGTCTGCCTTCTACAAAGAACCTCTGATAGTAGTACTCACCGAACTGGCCACCAGGGTTACACGTAGCCCTGAATCTCAGAGGAACCTGTAAAGACTTTGGCTTACGAAGACGAGAGAACATATAGCGGTAATTAGAAGGCGAGATGTGCGTACACTCGTCCATACCAATGTACTGAAACTCAGCACCTTGGTAACGATAGCAGTCATTATCTGACTCAAGATATCCAAAGTTAAGTGTAGCTCCAGACGGGAACGTATATTGCTTCTCTTTCTCAGACCATCGGACCTCTTTAGATTCTACAAATGGCATAAGCCATTGCTTCGACACGTCAATCAGAGCATTTGGCAGCGAAAGGTCTGCATATGTTTTACGAAACAGAATCGCTGAATATCCTGGTACATCTACAAATTGTAAAGCGCCCATAAGCTGAGCAATCGACTTGCCACCTCCGGCGGCACCTCCATACAGAATCTCACGCGTATCATTCATAAGAAGAAACGCGCGCTGTTTTGGAGTAGGATCATATGGTATATACTTTGTTAGACGTGGCGTCAGTAGCTTTTGTAAACTACTGGGGTCTATATTTGAAAGATCTATATTTGCCACGTAGCCACCTCCATTCGACTTCAAGATTACCTGCCAGGAGCTCCTGGCAGGTAACATTTATATTATTCAGTATCTTCGACAATTTCAGCGAGAGCCTCAACACCATCAATATTGATGTGTGCTGCGTCAGACAGGCCCTCTCCGATAATGTAGCCTACAACAGTGGCACCCGCCATAATAATGGCAGTAACCTGAGTTGCAGTTGCTTCAGCGCCGCCAAATGCAACGATCATCATACTGACGAACGATGCAATAGCAACCCAGAACTTTCTACTGGTAAGCTTACGTACCCAGTCGATCTTCATACTACTCACCTCCCCCTATTGCACGCATAATACTTCTCCACTTAAAAATGCGATTCATGCGCTCTTGGCTAAAGAACGGTTGTGCCATAAACCACTCGCGCCACTCACTCGCACCTTTAGATGAATTACAGCTTGCACAGGCAGGTACAATATTCTCCTGCGTTGTAGTTCCGCCATCCTTAATAGGCTCAAGATGATCACGCGTCAATCTCTCGCCCTTCCGCATGGTGCAGCCACAATACGCACACTCGCCTCCGAAGAAGATCACAGTCTCCTTCCATTGCTGATGTGAATAACTCACGTCCGACTCACCTCTTCGCTTCATACCACCTACAAAGTCCGAATGTCGCTTCTTAGTGGCATTCTCGCGCCTTCTTATGTTATAGCACACACGGCAGTCATCGCGATATCGCTGATTGCCAGATGCATCTACACCGTTCTTAGCAAATGCCTCAAGTGGAAGCAACTTGCCACAGAACGTACATGTCTTCTTACCATTCTCAATAGTGCTGGTGTACTTACCAGTCATCCGTTTATTTCTCATAATCGACTCCTGTAGTTACGCTCACTTGTTCTCAAGCACAGATATGCGCGTCTCATGATCAACAATCTGCTTATCTTGCTTGTCATTGTGTTCCCACAAGCGCTTGTGACTCTCATGCGCGCTCCTCTGCTGCTCCTCAAAAGCTCTGTCGTGCTTGTCCAGGCGAGCGTTGCTGCGCTTCATCTCAGCGTTTAGTGTTGCAATGCTACTATTTAAAGTAATAATAGGTTTGCCAACTGTAAAGAACAGACCGGTCAACGTCACAAGAATACCTACAACTTCTTCCCATCCCACTCGTTTGTTCACCTCAATTCTTAACTCTTCGTTTTATCTAGCACACCCATGATAGTGCCATCAACTGTATAGTGCCATCAACTGTATAGTGCCATCAACTGTATAGTGCCATCAACTGTATAGTGCCATCAACTGTATAGTATTCAGGCACATTAAAATACGTGCTTTCTTTGGTGCAGCACCACCCCGTAGGATGGTGCTTTATTGGTTTACTCTACATCGAAATAGATGACAGTAGGAACTGCTCTGCCGCTTGTTCCCTCAAAGATGGGGTTGATTTGCCTTTTCTCAATGACCGTTTCTGCACTGCCGCCACCTTAGCTTCCTGAATTATCCGGAACATAGTCATTGTCTCCTTTAGCAATTATCTCAGTAGTCTTGGTCTCAGTCTGTCGCACGCCAATCTGAGTGATGTCACCCAGGGCACCGGCCTTCAGCAGGATGCTCACCACCTCGCTGAGGTCACCCTGCTTAGTCGGGCTCTTCTTGAGATTCGGGTTCTCGTGATCTACAAACCCATCACTCAGCTGACTCTCAACGTCCATTTGGTCCATGCGCGCCCTCTTCTCAAGGTCCGCCATGGTCTTCATCAGGCTGTTCAACTCGCTCGGCTTCAGCGTCGCTGGCTCGATGTAGCCAATGGCCTGATTCATCTTCTCACGCAGCTTCACTGCCATCGCAATGTGGTCCTTATTCATGTCAAGGACCTCCTGGCGGCGCTGTGCCAAGGTGATGCGGTCACACTCAGCTATCCAGGCCTGCATCCGTGTGTTAAAGCTCCACCGCGACGCAACCTTAACTACAAAGTCATACGTGGTACCAGCTATATCTGCAACCTTCTTGTAGCTAGGCTTAGCACCAGGGTAGCTGTCACGGTATGCTTGCCATATGGTCCACTCAAGCTGTGTTTCGCCAGGCTGGCGCTCCCACAGGTCGATACCATTCTCCTTGGCTACCTCCATCCAGTTGGAGTTGTGCTGGCGCATGTAGCTATATCTACTGTTGTAAGCTTTCTCACAGTCGACGCACCAGCCCGGCGTCTTACCGGCTGGTTTCTGCTGTCCACACTTACTACAGGTTATGTATTCAGTTAAACACATTTCCAACTCATTCATGGCAAATAGCCTCCTATATTAAATTATACTCCGTTTAGCTACAAAGTATAGCCTTATCATATAATAACACTCGTACACGCAGCACGTACGTAAAATAATATGTGTATTTACCCACGCGATACCTCACGAACGTGTTACGAGTATCGAGGTATTATCTACGGGTATCTAAATTAAACCCTATGTTATATAACCCAGCGGCCCTGGTACGATTTTAGGCTTCTGTAAATTTAGGCTTCTACATCTATGCATGTGTAGCCACGTCTCTGTGTCTCTGTGTCTCTGTGTCTCTGTGTCGCTTTATCTCTGTAGTACTTTTATGTCTTAATAAGTAGATCCTGCGCCACCGCGCTAAGGGGGTTGAATTTGTAACAATTTTGTAGTACAATTTTAGGCTTTTTGTAACATTTATTTTCGTAACTTTTTGTAGTAATTTTTACTAAATTGTAGTTAAAAAGTTACCAGTTTGTGGTGTACTTTTTTATTATTATATGGTATAATATATTTAGAAAGTAAATAATAAATAAATAAATTAAATATTGAAAGGGTTTAATTATATTATTTATTTTCGAAAAATTAAAATTATTTTAAATGGAGGAATTTTACTATGACTAACTTAAAAGCTATTGAGATGAAGGCGGCCGAGCTGGGCCATGACATGGAGTCCGTTAAAAGAGAACTGAAAAGGGTTGCAAGTGTGAAGTGTCGTCTTCTAAAACAGAAGGGTCGGCCGGACTATGAGGAGGCCATGGAGTCCGTCCTCAAAGAGGAACAGGTCCTCAAAGAAGTTCGGACCTACTTAACGGGTTCGAAAAAGACCGTGACGACTTTCGTCAAAGAGGATGTTGACCAGTTGACGTATGACGAAACGGTCAAGGCCTTGAAGAGTATCCAATCTAAGAAGTCCCTTACAAGATGGTTGACTACAACCGAAGGTGACAACGAAGAATTCCGGAGTGCTTGTAAGATTGAAGAGATGTTGAAAGAACACATGAAGACTGTGAAACCGGTCGAAGACAACATGGTTCGAAAGTCCGACATCCAGGGTGTGATTGATACGATCGAATCCACCGGAAACATCTCAACTGAGAAGATCCTGGAGATGCTGAAGACCCTGGTGTAACCCAGGGTCTGGGGCCTGGGCAACCGGGCCCCAGCTCCAAAAGAGAATAGTGCCTGCGGGGACTGCAGGGCTCGAACGCCACGGCGAGCATAAACAATACTCGCGAGGGGGAGGTGGGCAAACTTGTGCGGCTGCAGTACAGCCACAGCCGTGCTGCGCGATAGCTGCTTAAAAATGTCGCGGTCACGACCAGCCTGAGCAGTGCAATGGCCGCATAAAAGTGGTCACAGCCAACTTAATCCATAGCCGCTTAAAAGCAATGCACAATGCTGCAGCATTGCTGCAGCATTGTAAGTCTGTAGATATTAGCCAGATAGTTTAGTTGCGATAGTCACAGCCAGCACATACTCATCATGCTGATGTGTCTCAGCGCAGAAGCATATGTATTTTTCAATACACGACCAGAGGCTGTAGCGCGTGAGGTTATCAAGTCGCAGATACGCACCGTCGAAGTCCAGATCGAACTTAAGCAGCTTATTGTTAAGGTCGTCAAGCAGCATTGCTTCTGCCTTATTGTGCTGCTTAGCCGCTATCTGCTTCATAGCGCCAACGATGGCAATTGACTCGAGCAGCTCATGATGTGTCAAGACGATACGCTTAATGTTTTTAGCCATAGTAATTACCAGCTTTCTGCCACTGAGAGTGGCTGTAATATATTTTGTGCCTTGCTTTGCACAATTATATTATACCACATTTTGACGCAGATGTATTCAGCATTTGAAAATTTATTTCCTCACCACATTTATGCAGCCACAGCCATGCTGAATTATATCTACAATTCAGTCATGTACTGGTTAGGCTGAGCCGCGCTAAAAGCGATAAATAGTTGCAGCCAATGGCTGCAACTATTTGTTTACTATCAGAATAAGAAGTTTGCAATTGTCGGATTGTACGAAAATTTTTCAGTCGTCTCAGGATCTGTCTCTCCATAGTGCCATCCAGCAAGTGACCGCTGAATGCATTCGTCATATACGTACAGATCATTCCAGACGAGAGTGATGTCATCAGACGGCAAATAGCTGGTTTCGGTCTTGAGTCGTACTTTGAACGTTTCTGCTGAAACATTCTCTCCGACGATA